GTCACGCTGTCACGCCTACGCTGTCACGCCTACGCTGTCACGCCTACGCTGTCACGCCTACGCTGTCACGCCTACGCTGTCACGCCTACGCTGTCACGCTGTCACGCCTACGCTGTCACGCTGTCCGATTGAATAGCGTTCGCTTGAACACTAGCCATTGCAGTATTTACTGCATACCGCATTGCAGTATTTACTGCATACCGCATTGCAGTATTTACTGCACCATGTTCCATGATTCCCGATCCGTGGCACACAGAACCAGTCGCCGATCCATGAAACACAGAACCAGTCGCCTTGCAGTATTTACTGCAACTCGCCGTGCAGTATTTACTGCAACTTGAAACACAGAACCAGTCGCCGCCGCTTACGAGTCAAGTTCTTTTCCCGCCCCCTAATAATAAAAAGTCTTTTCTATTAGTCTTACCTAATCTGTCCGACACATTAGCCACATCAATATGTTAGAGACTTTTTAGGTCGCCCCAATTTGGGACACATTAGGTCACGCTACCACAGCCCGAAGAACTCGTCGTCACCGCCCGAAGAACTCGTCGTTGCCAGAACCACAGCCCGAAGAACTCGTCCTCTACACTTAAAAATAATTTGATTTTAATAAAGAAAATTATTGACAAATAGTTTGTAATATGCTACAATATTATCACGGTTGGGAGAGGACAGAGAGCCAAACCAATCGGACTGGATAACCCGCAGTAAATACTGCAACTGAAATACATCATGAAGAAAACCATCACTAGCAATGGCGAGATCCTGCAACAGGCTTTCGCGGATCGAGTTGCAGTAAATACTGCAACCAGAAAAGACTCCACGCTTCGAGTCTGTGAGCATCTAGAGATGTTCCAACCAGAACGCTGGAAGTCACGCGCTCGTTGGGAATACAAGCACATCCCATCGCCGACCAACAATCAGATCAATGCAAAGCTCCGAAAGGAGTCCAGCATCGAGCGCAAGATCAGTGCGCTCTTGAGTAGCGGCAAGATCGAGCAAGCCGTCAAGCTCATAGACAAACACATCCTCCGCTGATGCAGTATTTACTGCAACCCGAATCCCGAACCATGAAAATCGAAGACGAAATCGTGATGCACAACATCACAAAACACAAGCTCGATGATATGCGAGCAAGATTCATCGGCCTCCTTGAAGGTGATTTGAAACGGCATCTGGATACAATCCAAACCTGCCTCAACATGGAACCTCCACGGATTGCTGTGGCAATCGAGCGGGTTGAAACAATCCAAGCAATCATCAAACGACAACTCGACTGCATTAAATAAACCATGTGAGTCGTAGTCCCTCACATCTAAAGGACTAGCGCATGAGTCTGCCAAACTCATGCAGTAGAATGGCAACTGAATTATGAATACTACCTACCAACATGAAGTATCCGCCGCCATCGAAGAGTTGGGTGGCGACAAAGTCCTCGCAATCATTGAGACCCTTTATCAAGATGGTCTTGACCTCTATCAAGAAGCGTGTCGCTCCGAAGCTAGAGATGCGGCCCTCGTTGAACACCACTTCATCGGCCACTCCGAAGCCATCGAAAAACTGCGAAGAGCATTGCTCATCGCGACAGACCGCATGCCAGTGGTCATTGCCGAAGAGAGTCAATACTACCACGCAACCGCCGAAGAGTTCGGCGATGAACATCGCTACGCCGCCGCCGCCGCTATGCAGTAAATACTGCAACCCGAATCATGAATCCCTAATCCCTAATCCCGAACCATGAATCCTAAACCGCACAACCTAAATCGTAAACGCTCGCACTCGCTCCTTCGCTGGAGCGATGTGCAAGTGGCACTCACATTCACAATCTTTGTCGCCGCCAGTTGGATCGTTGGCTACGGCATCACTACACTGATCCTAATGTTCCAAAACAAATACTAATATGATACAAGAACCAGAACAGCTGTGCCTCTTTGAGGCTGAAGAAGAATACAACGCCGAACCAAACTACCCATCGCATCGGGCGAAGACCGCACTCGAACTGATGCAGTGGATCGGGAAGTCTGGACGCATCCGTGGCAGGATACGACCCAAAGTCAAAGTCATTGACTGCCGCCACTGCTTTGGCGGAGTCCATGTGCTTGTCACATTGGACGGGCAACGCGAGTGGTATTCGACTGCCGCTATCGAATGGCCGTTCATCACGGACGGCGGACACATCTAAAAATAATTTGTTTTAGATGAAGAAAATCATTGACAAATAGTTTGTTATATGCTATACTATTCATACGGTTGGGAGAGGACAGAGAGCCGAACCAACCTACTGAAACAAACCTGCAGTAAATACTGCAACATCAAATAGAACCATGAATAACACAACTGGAATCCTTGTCAAAGTATCCTTTGGCAAGTTCGCCCCCAAAGTAAAGAACAAGAAGGCTACCAAAGAGTATGCCAACAACCACCAATGTGACGAGTCGATGCATGAGTCTAGAACTCACTTGATTCCAAAACAATATGTCGATCCGATACAGAAGTTCCAAGCTTCTGTTCGCAATAACTTTGTCAACAACATCACTTTGCCGTGGGAGCGCGGAGGCACTTGCCTTATTCCCGCGAAGATGATTGACAAGTTCATGTCGGGCATCGGCAATCTGCGACAAGAGTATGACATACTTGTGGCGCAGTTCCTCGAAAAGTATGAGGACATCGTGGCTGATGCAAAGGTCAGACTCAATGGCGACTTCGATGCATCACGCTATCCGTCCAGACAAGATGTGTCTGCTTGCTTCCGCATGGATGTGACCTACTCGCCACTGCCTGATGCTGGTGACTACCGCATTGATGTGTCCAAAGAGATCATGGAAGAAGTCCGTGCCGAAACCAATCGCGCCGCCGAAGCGAGATACGAAGCGGCGCGACAGGACTTGCGCCAACGACTCATCGACAAAGTCGAACATCTGGCAGACAGATGTAAGGCAATAAATGAATCGGACAAAGCCAAATGGTATGAGTCAAACCTTACCAACATCACGGACTTGATCGAACTCATACCAGACATGCTGATCGGAGATGATCCAGATCTACTCGATGCCGTAAAGGCCGCGAAGGAAATGCTCAACGGCATTGACTCCGATGCCATCAAAGACAGCGAGTTCGTCCGTGACGACATCCGCAAGAAGGCCGCCGCCATTGTGTCGTCACTCCAATTCTAACTACCGACAGGGGGAGCGCATCTGATCACGCTCACAACCATGCAGTAAATACTGCAACCACAACAAACTGAAATACACTACAACTATTATGAACCATCCAGAAATTACCACCAACGATATCGTGTCCGTCCTTGACCGCTCTGCCAAAGCTGGCAACAAGAAGATCCCAATCTTCTTAGGAATCTATGGTTTGGGCAAGTCACACTGCGGACATGAGTTCGCGCTCAAGACTGGCAGACAATACATTGACTTCCGTCTGCCCTATCGAACCTTCAACGATGTCCGTGGATTCGGTATCCCGAATCGTGAACGCGGAGTCATGGAGTGGCTAGTCGATGAGGACTTACCGCAAGATCCCAATGGTTCCTATGCCTTCCATTGGGAAGAGCTGACCAATGCCATGCCTTCTGTCCAGAAGGTCGCCATGCAAGGCATGCTCGACCGCAAGATCGGGCAGTATGAGTTCCCCAAAGACACCATCATGTTCGCGTCTGGCAACCGACTAGCTCACAAGACTGGTGTCGAGCGCATGCTCGCCGCCCTTGCCGACCGACTTGCCATCTACCATGTCCGTCCCGATCTGGACAGCTACATGAATTACTTGCAGACTCACGGAAAGTCTGCTGAAGTAGTTGCATACTTGTCCAGCAATCCGACTGCTACTTACGACTTCGACATTACGAAGTGGGACAGCGAGTCCAACCTGCCAACCTTCCGATCATTCGACAGGCTCGATGAGCTTGCCGCATCCTACGAAGATACACAAGAGATGTGCAATGACCCGCTCTTGCGAGCGCATGCCGCCGCTTGTGTCGGCGCAAAGCACGGCGAGCAGTTCGCGCAGTTCATCAAGCTGACCAGCAAAGTCGGCGATGTCGGCAAGATGATCGAAGAGGCGGACACTTGTCGTATACCAAATGAGATCGACATCAAGTGGCTCATTGCTTGCCGTGCGATTGTGCTTGCCACCAAAGAAAACCTGCAACAAGTTCTTGTCTTGACTCACCGCTTGACAGATGAGTCAAACAAAGATAGTCAATTACAGGCGATGGAATCCTTTGTTGGCAACACGATCAAGCGGCGCAAGCCAGACTTGATGCGGACAAAGGCCATGATCGACTGGCATGTTAAACACGGCGATGCACTCTCCAGCTGAACTACTAAACCAGATCTTGAACCATGAACCCCGAAACCTGCTAACACAGCAGGTTGAGGGGATCATTGAAGAAGCGATCTGGTTTAGCAGATGGTTGGAGAAAATGAATTGTTCATCCCACATGAGACGAGAAGGCTACTACTATCTAGTATCTGACGAAGTCTATGAGCTATGGACACAGCATCACAAGACACTGAAACAATTAGCAATACAGCATAAGTATGAAAGCAAAAGAAATGATAGACAAAGCGATGCTAGTCATCGCAAATCACCACGACTTCTTCGCGCCAGCCGCGTTGGCTATGCCGTGGCAGGAGTGTCGGGATATCCCGACAGCATGCACGAATGGTGAGCGTGTGCTTTACAATCCAGAGTTTCTGGAGTCACTGCCACAGCCAGCCGTTGTTGGACTGATCATTCATGAGATCGCCCATCCGTTGTTGGGACATCTCGAACGGAGCAAGCACATGGAACACAACACAGCCAACATCGCGTTCGACTACGAGATCAACAATCTCATCGAAGTCTACAACAAAGATGCCGCTCGCAAGATCATCCTTCCAGCAGATGCGTTTGTCGATGTCGCCAAATACAAGAACGAAGCTGGCGAAGTAGTCTACAAGAAACTGATGGACGAGAAGAAGAACAATCCGCCACCGCCACCACCGCCCAAAGGCAAAGGCAAAGGCAAAGCTGACAGCGGAGGCGACAACGAAGGCGAGAGCGAGAGCGACAACGATGGCAAAGGCAAAAGCAAACCATCGTCAAGCGGTATGTTCGAGCAACCATCTGGCAACTCTGACAACAAGAGCAATGTCGAGAAGCGCTGGCGCGAGATCCTGTCCAGCACATTGCAGACTGCGAAGTTGCGTGGCACTGCCAGTGCTGAACTACTTCAGAAGTTCTCATCCATCATGGAGCCGCCGCTCAAGATGCGCGACCTTCTAGAGAAGTATGTCTGCGAGTTCGCCATGTCTGACGACAGCACAAAGTCCGACAAGCGTTGGCTTGCCAACAACGATATGTGTGTATCTGGCATGGAGTCCGAACGCCACGGCACTATCATCTTTATCAAAGACACATCTGGTTCTATCACTGACGACATCCTCAAGACATCCTGTTCCGTGATTCAAGATGCTGTCAACACACTCAACGCATCCCGCCTCATTGTTCTCGATGTCGATGCAGAAGTCTGCGATGTGCAGGAGTTCATGCCCAACGAAGATATTCCATTGACTTGCAAAGGTCGCGGCGGCACAGACTTCCGACCCGCTTTCGATTGGGCTAAAGACAATGCGTCCGATGCTCGCGTCCTCATCTATCTGACTGACGGATGGGGGGAGTTTCCCACAGATGTTCCAGACATCCCAACCCTCTGGCTATCATGGGATCGTGACGAGTCCGACTATCCGTTCGGACAAGTCATTCCACTTTCGGTATTGGCTAACGCCACCGCATAACATAACTGACGGGGGAAGCGCATCCGATCACGCTTACAACTCTGCAGTAAATACTGCAACTAAACTAACAAACTGAAATACACTATGAAAATCAAAGAAGTAATCAATGCCGTTATCAACGACAACCCACACAATTGCAGCTCGTCCGTCCTCCGTTGGTATGGTAAGAGCAAAACGCTGTTGTTCCTGCACAAAGATCAATGGGAAGTAGCACTACTCAAGTTCGACAATGTAATCTTCTTCGAGAAGAACAGAGTCAATAGCGTCATGCATAGACACAAAGACCGCTACGATTACAACCATATGTGGGGCAAACTGGCACATGAGGGCAATCTAATGATCGACTTGTATGAGACGATCAAACCAGCAGTCGATACTCGCAAGACTATTCCCAACAACTATGTGTTGTTGCGTAGCTTGATCGACCATGTTGTTCCCAAAGATCAATTAGATCTGTATTGGAAATACACATGGCTCATGCCACTATGTTCTTATGCACAAGAGCTGAACAAAGATACCATCAATGTCGATCTAGCATTGGCAGACATGACATTCAATGAACACTTCAATAAGTTCAAGGACTTCATGCAGTCGTTCAACTCGATAGCTGTCGATGGCAACACAGAAGAGAAGCGTGATGCACTAGAGACTTTCTTTAGGGATAGTCAGCTACTGAACAATAACTTTAGTAAATACAAAAAGCTAGAGTATTATCCTTACACAGCTGGTGATTACATCCACCGCAATCACATACAGGCTATCTTGCCGACTTCTAATGTAGGCAACGCACAAGAATTCTGGAATGCAGATCTAACAAATCGTAGAGCTGATTGGGCTTACAACGAAGCGTTGTTCCACTTTGACAAGCCGCATAACTTACTGACCCATTGGGACTCACTGGTCAACATCTTCAAGATGATCGATCTACCAGAACCAGAAGTGTATGGCATCAAGTTCTGCGTAGAGAACATCAAGACACTCGCCGCTCTATTCGACACAGCCAAACAAGACTACACTCATCCGTTGGACTGGCTCAAGAATGAGAAGGAACAATCAGAGCCAGCGCAACAAGCAGTCGAGTCCTATCCTACAACCTTACTCGCCTAACCAATATGAAACTACTGACAACATCTAACTACAAGACACTCAAAGGAACTAGCAAAGGCTACGATACTTATGGCTTGCACATGATTCCTGCATCCCTATCTGGTAGAAATGTATGTGCTTCCAGTTCCGCTGGATGTCGGGAAGCATGCCTCAATACTGCTGGCAGAGGTGCGATGGGTTCTGTTCAGAACGCACGACTCAAGAAGACACTGCTCTTCTTTGAAGATCGTGACAAGTTCATGGGCTATCTCGCTGACGACATCGAAGCGGCAATCAAGAAGTCAAAGCGCAAAGGCATGACTCCGTGCTTCCGCCTCAACCTCACCAGTGATTTGATGTGGGAGAAGTATGGCATCATCGAGATGTTCGCTGACCAGATCTTCTATGACTACACCAAACACTTCACACGGATGCTACGCTTTATCAACGGAGGCTTTCCTGCTAACTACCATCTGACATTCTCTAGATCAGAATGCAATGATGCTGATGTAGCTAGAGTGCTTGCGGCTGGTGGCAATGTCGCCGCTGTGTTTGGCTCTCGTCTACCAGACACATGGATGGGAAAGCCTGTCATCAGCGGAGACGAAACAGACTTGCGATTTCTCGACCCGAAAAATGTCATCGTCGGGTTGACCACAAAGGGCAAAGCAAAGCATGACACAACGGGATTCGTTATCCATTAAGGCTATGAGTCTAGAACAAACCCTAACACTGATGCTCGTCACCTTCATCGTTGTCGTGGTGAGCGGCATCCTCAACAACGACGACGACGACCGCTATTGATGCCTGTATCCTGCACGATGGATACTGCGTAGCTTACCGCATAGTTGGAGCACTAACCTAACAAATAGAAACAAACATTATGAGACTCGGAAAAGTAAAAGTGCAAATAGAATATGTTGTCGATCTCGATAACGAAGAGATGGTTCAGCACGCCTTCGATGCGTTGTATGAAGATATGTGTGGTGCGTGTAAGTATGACTCCATACATGATGTGATAGAGATTACTGAGGAAGACCTAAGCCTCAAACAAGAAGACATACCAGAGTTCCTACTCGACACAGCTGAATAATTAAACTGAATGCGTAGCTTACCGCATAGTTGTAGCATAAACCACTAACAATAGAAAACAAACACTATGAAAACTGAACTACTAATAGATAATGTTATTGAACAGATCGAAGAGGATCTGTATTACAATGATCGTTCTGCAATCGTAGAGCTAATGTCATTCGTTCCAGAAGATAATCTGCTTGGGTATCTTGGAGAAAGATACACAAACAAACCCGCTACCCACAAAGAGCGCAAGACAGCAGAGTTTAAGCGGGAGATCCAAAGAATACAGAACTCCCTCCGTGACTGGAGGGACTCTGATCCAGAGGACAACGACGCACACTGGTATGCAATCATCGATGCGCTTACTGATGCAACAGGAGTTGAACCACAATAACACTAACCACAATAACAATATGAATCCAAGTGACGAAGCATATAAGTTAGCCGCATCATTCTATCTGTCATCTACACACGATGACTGGACTGGTGACAGACTACGCAAAGCAATACTCGCCGACATCAATGGCGACGACAAGCAAGCACTTGCTGACCAGCAGGAGCTTGTAGTGTGGGAACCCATCGAACGACACATCTGTGGCAATTGTTCTATGGACGATCCTAATGAAGAACTCAACGACCTCATTGAGAATCTTGCTATTGCTTTCATGCAGTTTGCTGAAAAGCATATCCCAAACCCTATCCGTAAAGTAGTAGTCGAACACAACATTCGACCACTCAACAATAGCGGAATCACCTATCCTGTTAAGATCATACCAGCAAAAGATTTTGGCAGTGATTTCAACAAGTATGTGGGGCTTACCCTCACTCACGAAGAGGGCATGACTGGTGATGGAACTTCTGTCAGTTATAGTCAAACCTTTCTACGCACTAGAAAATCAGATGAAGAACTCTTAAACGAATTCAACTAACCATATGAAAAACATCATGTTCGATCTAGCCGCCTCAATCATTACAGACAAAGACTTCTATGACTTGTCTGTCAGTGAACTTGTCGAAGCCGCAAGAAACAGACTTGACATTATTGAAGAAGAGAATAACACAGAAGCATTCGGATTCTGCGACGAGTATGAGTCCGACAAAGAATAACAATTAACTATATTACTATTATGAAATTTGAGAATATCAACCACCCAACTGTAGCCACCATTGATGTCAATGGTGTAGATGTATCCATTAAATCGCGGCCAGAGAAGAACAATGTAAGTGGGTGGGCAGTCATTGCCTTCACACCAGCATGCTCCATCAGATGCCAGAAGATACATCGTCAAGAACATCTGACGGCATTCTGTGAAGCTGTCGCAGCAGCGGCTGGTTCTTTTGACGAAGACGATGCGGACGCTATCTGTGCAGCTGTCCTTTCAATTACACTCAATCCCCCAATTGATTGATAGATATGAAAGAACACATAAGGATAGTAGACTCTATACTCAAAGCCACATCACTCTATTCTGGAATACAATACAAGACTCTGAAGCAGAAGAGTATAAAAGCATCCACTCTAATATGGAGAGACATCGCAATGTTTATCGCGACTATGATTGAAAGCGTTCATCCGTCAGATGCGGCGAAGGCTTTCGGCGTAACCAAAAAGACAATCATTGAATCAAACTTGAGAACACTAAAGTTCAATCAAGACAAACTCGATGAGATCTCGTCTGAGATATACGAGTTATCCAAATCATTAGAGGAAAAGAGAAGGGCTATCTAGAATAAGACTCTGCCCATATCAATCCAGCATTCGCTGTAGCATATGACATCCATACCAATGCCCACGGAATGTTGCCTTTAATGGCATAACTAATCCCGACTACGGCATACAATACCATTGCCATTGCTACAACGAATTGCTCGAAGCTCATTTGATTAGAGGTTAAGTGGAGCGAAGCGTGAGGGGAACAGGCGGTTGATCTCATCCTGCATGATGTTCAATCGTCTGATTCCTTCACCCCCTTCTTCCAACTGGAGCATGTCCTCAATGAATTTGGGAGACAAGACTGGCTTCTCAATCATCTTGTTCTGCAACAGCATGATCCTGCGCGGCCCCATCTTAATATCGGAACTCCGCATCAGAGACACCAGTTCTTTTTCGGTCATGCCGAAGCCCTTAACTCCACTGAGTCCACGAAGACCTTTGTAGATCTCCCCTTCAATTCGGACGCGAGACTCAACAAACTCTCTTGCGGCCTCACGGATCTGGCTATCTGGTATGCCTCTCTTACTCTTGGCAATGTTCTTCCGACTATCGAAGTCAGACCTCTCTGACATCTTGTCTTTAAGGAACCGCTCTGCCCGATCTTTCAGTTCAACTGGATAAGACTTGATCGGCTTGATAGCATCAAGAGCTATCGCGAGAGGCTCATATTGAGGATCGACTGCCACACCACGCGCAGAAGTGATTGCCCTATATGCCTTCTCAAGTGTCGGAGGAGTATAGACTTTCAGTAGGATATACTCTAGCGATTTACCGAAGATGTTTAATTTGTCTGAATCGTAATAGATCGGCTGTCCTGTAGAACTATCCTTGTTGTAGACCGTATCGAGAACTGCACCACTAAAGATTTGCATATCGAGATACTGACTCATGAACGCATTAGTAAATGAGACCATCGCGTCTACTGGATTTCCTCTGAAGATATTTTCTCCAGCGCGTAGGAATGGATCAATCACACTAGCGAATGGATTGAGGAAGGTGAAGTCCATAGACCTCAACTTTCCATCCCACGGATAGTAGAAGAAGGTATTGTCTCTAGAGTATTCGGGAACGGTTGAACGAAGCACTTCATCCTCATCCTCTCCGATGCCCATTGCCATTTGAATAGCTGTCGGAACAGCGGCGGACAATACTCCTAATATAGAAGTCATTCCCGTAAACCTTTTCCATCCACGGCTCACCATCACTGGATTGCCAGATCTAATTTCTGCCAATGCTTCTGTGTAAGTATTGTAAATGATCCGTGGAACCTCTGTCTTGAACCGTAAGAACGGAGCGATGAACATGCCCACAGTCCTAACGGATTCTCTGACAATCGGAGGAGCTTCAGAATAACTTTGAGCTGTAGCCTTAACTTTTCTAGCCGCTTCGTATTTGATTTCGTAATCAGAAAGTTTGGCGTAGAAAGAATCTGTTCGGCCCTCACGGATATCTGCTTCCTTTGCTTTGGTCAATGTGCTGACCTCATTCTCAAAGTATGCCATCTTGTAGAATCCGTCCACCGCTTGAGACAGTTCACTGAGTCTTGAGGTAAGTGGTTTGATGAACTCTTCCCCTTTGGCAGCGGCCATCTTAATCTTACCAGAGATCGTGTGGATCTCTTCGTTGATCCGCTCCATGTTAAACTTATTGGACAACATGTCCTTAACAAGATTGGCATTAAGCTCGTTGTTGAGAACACCTAACGAAATCAACTCTGCTTGATACTCATTGATCTCGTCTGGTCTCATAAACTTTTCGCCGACATACTTCAGATTCTTGAGCATCTTGCCGTATGTGTTGAACGAAACTCCTTGTGACGGAGCGAAGAACGCCATGTTGCCGATGATGTTTCTGAAGTAGAACGGAATTGATCCTAATGTTTTAACACCCAATGAAAGTCCAGTTAAGGAATTGAATGTGGTGACAACAGTGTTCACTGCTTGTTGTGCGCCAGTAAGGTTCTCATCTATAACTGGAGGAGTATACATGCGACGCATACCATCGACCATTTCTTTTGGCCCATAGTAATTGTATGTTGGATCGTATTGCCCTGCCAGTCCTTGAGGAACTTTCTCTTCTGTATCTGGAGTGTAAAGCTTTCCAGTTCTGATGTTAACATACTCCTGTTGCATCATCGGATTCTTTTTAATCCGCTCACGGAGATCGTCTTCTGTGAGGAGGAATCCATCTTGGACTGGTTCCCCATTCTCATCGAGAACTGGATTGCCATCTGGTCCAATGACAGGACGGAGTTTCGCCATGTCGATCAAGTTGTTGTAGAATGATTGGCGAGCAACCATTGTAGATACAACAGAGTAAGTGCGGAGTAGGTTGTTGAGTCCTTCCGTTTCTTGATCGTACTCGCCCAACAATTTACGGACGCTTGGATCGAGATCCGACTTCCTCCTAAGGTTGTCGATCAAAGACTTCGTCACACCTTTCGGCAGAGTTCCGACTCTCCCAATATAGTCTGGAGAATAGGAACGCAGGAACTGCGCCATGAATTGTGAGATGATAGCTGGATCGTTGTTCACCTCATCCGTAGCAAGTTCAATTGCCTTCTCTTTTGTAATCGGAGCTGTTCCAGTTATCTTCGCATTATTTTTAGAGACGCGTAGTTTTTTGTTTGCGAGCTGTTTGATATAGCGGTCGCGAAAATAAACCGATGCTTCCTGTCTTATCTCCACAAACTTAGGATCATTAGACTCAAGAACACGCTCGATGTATCCCTCTTCGTTGAACGCTTTGTATGCTCTGGTAAGATAGATGCCCATGTTGGCATCGAACTTAACTTGCATGGACTCCGAAAGGTTATACTTCTCTTTGACCTTCTTCGACATCAAGTCAGTCACCTTACGCATCTCGACCAAAGCCGCCGCCAATTGTGGGGAATCTTTGGAGATGCGCTCGATAGCTCTGGCTTGTCTTGCGCGGATCTCTTGGCGAGCCTTATCGGTTTCTGCGTCGATCCGATCTTTGATCATGGCCTTACGCATAGCGGCGAGAGCATCTGTCGAGATCCACTTCTTGTCGATCTCGCCTCTCGCAACAGCCTCTGTTCGAGCGGCCTTAGCATTGCGGTAGTCTTCTTGGAAGGATTGTTTAAGCTTCTTATCAATCTTAATGAACTCCGTAGTACCAGTTGCATCAGACAGAACTGAAGGATCAATGCCGCCTTTGCCGTAAGTCTCTGTGATCAACTTATTGATCTTAACCATCATAGACTTTCCGAGTTTGTCAGTCGCCTGTTCAAAGAACTTCTGGCTCTTGAACAGCGTTTGGATTCGGGGATCAATGTCACCCTTAAACAACTTCTCCAAACGGGTACTCATGTGTTTGTATTCTCCAGCAGAGAACAGCGAGACTGGAAGTTCCAACGAATCAAACAATCCTTTAAACCTTCTCTCGATCTCTTCATCAGTAGTATCTGCTGTAATCTCGGCAGCAGTAGCAGTGAAACGCTGGCGGATGATCTCGAAGTTGGCATCTGGATTGTTGGGATCAAACGCAGAGTGAGTGTCTGGATTGTATGTTCCTTCTTGCAAGAAGCGAAGCTCTGTGGACATACGATGGATCGCCGCCGCCAGCTCTGGATTGTTCTTGTTGATATTGTATCGGGCATACATACGGCGGAAGAATCCGCGCATATACCTAAATGCAATACGCATCAGACTTGGATTGCTCTCATAGAAAGCGATGTCTTCTTCCGTAGTAAAGCCGCGAGTAATCTTCTGCGCTCTCATACGCAACATCTCTCCGATAAGCTGGTTCTTGATTTCAGCGTTATCGTCACGGCGTAGTGCCAGTTTGAGTTGATCGCGTCTAGCTGGTACGGAAGTGTAGTCGTCGATGATGTCATCAAATTCCACATCGGACATTGTATTAGCCAGCTCTGTTATTTCTTCTGTAGTGAATGCGTAGAACTCAGCGACATGGAAAAGCTCTTCGTTGAAGATGGACTCCATCATGGCTTTTGCCATCAGCGGGTTCTCAATGTTGGAACTCCTTGAAAGTAAGGCTTCCCGCATTTTGCTACGGTTGACGAAGATAGCAGAAACAGAACGCCCTTCGCTATCCTGCATGAGGGCGGCTACAACGGCGGCTTCTGGACGATCCTTAAAGATTCCGTTCCTGTCAGCTTCTTCTTGAGTCTCAAACACTGTGACTTCAACATTGTCAGGAACCAAAGAACTAATCGCTTGATCAATCAGCTGGTTGATTCCCGCTTCCTGTTCTGGAGTCGAATCAATGTTGGAGTCGATTGGTTCAAACGAAGTCATCCTAACTTCTGCATCAGAACTTTTAACTGGAACAATCCTGCGGGATGCTCCGTTGTTTCTCGTTTCGACGAGAGACCTATCGACTTGCGATTCAATCGAGTATTGGTCGTCAATGTTTCCGAGAGTGGACAGATCAACCAGAGCGGCGAACGCTTTGTCGATGTCGGTCTTCGGTTTGATACCAAAGAAATCTAGAATCGCATCATAGATTCGGGCGAAGAAACTCCTACTCTTGATCTCCTCTTGTTGGAGAAGTTTTAGTTTGGATTGGAACGACGGTGAGGAGAAGAAGGTAGCAACGAACTCTTCGATATTAACTGTCGCAGCTTCAAACTCAAGACTTCCAACTCCAGTCTTTTGCAGTTCGGAGTTGTATTGCTTCATGGCAAGTTGCATCAGACCATTAAGTCTGGTCTTTGCACTACGCTGTGCTGGCGTAAGAGATGCGTTTGGCCTGTTGAGAACATCAACCGTAATCGCGTGGATATATTCGTGAAGCAGGACGGACTCAACTCCGACTCCATAGAAGCCAGACTTATTGAGGTAAACCATGTTAGTGCCATCTACTCCGCGAGAGAAATCACCAGCCTTGTTGTTCTTGATGTCTGTAATCAGGAATCGTGTATTTAGGATAGTGGATTGGAAACGGAGCAGGAGTTTTGCAACAGCTCTGTTTTCTTTGCTAAGACCTTTCGTAGAGATTTGGCGGAGCGCATCATACACGCTCTGTGAGTTCCCACTTTCAAGACCCAAACGATTGATCTCTTTCTGGTTAAGTCTACGATAGAACTCTCTGTACTTCGATCTGATGAAGGACGGAGCGGAATATCTGAACTGCACCTTCCGTTGTGATTCCAGTATACTAGCGGCCTCTTGTTCAGTGACTCCCGTCTCCTCCATGATCCGTTTGAGGTTCCGCTTTTCGAGAACGAACTTAGCTTCTTTCTCAGTAAGCCCGTTGCGTACAAGAATACTAACCGTATTAGCATCGGCGACTCGAGTGAAGTCGTAAGCGAATGCACCAGAAGCTTCAAACGCATCGTGTACCAGTGCAGAAGTAACATTCGCAACAGGGAAGTGATCCAACAGTTGGCGACGGAACGTAAACGATTCTGCTGCGGTTTGCTTATTAGTAGACGGCGATGCCCATTGTGCAATGTCACGGAAGACATCTACTGGAAACTTATTATCAGCAAGCTCTGGCTCATTAGCATAAACTGTTCGTTTGGCTAGACGCCTAATTGATTTAGCAATATCTGCGTCAGTTCTTAGAAGTTGCTCCACTTCCTTACGAACATTTCGGAATACTTTTTCAGCCTTCAACGAATCAAGGCTGGAGTGAATATCGTACGGGTTGCTGGAACCATAGATCTCCTCTAGAGCCGCATCCAATTCAAGTCGGCTTACATCAGAAACGTCTCCCTCAAATTGGATAGCTGCATCATAAAAATCGTTTTTCGATGCTGTTTCTTTCTCGTATTTGAGTCGTCCCATTACCCGTTCACTAACTCGCTTAACAACAGCACCAACGTTCGGGAACAAACCATTCTTGTCTGGACGAGATGTGTCGTCGTTAATCGAGTTAAAGATAAACTGATCAATGATAACGTTAGAGGAATCGGCATTGATATCCTCACCCCTCATAGTGACACCATCTATCTTAGGCAGTGTCTGTCCTGTCTTGAATCCAGACGTAAGCAAGAAGTATGCTTGAGCTTCTTGCGTAGACTTATCTTTAATGTACTCTGGAAGTTTGAAGTCTTCTGGAACTTTGATCCGCTCCAAAAGAATTGATCGTGCTTTGGCTACCGAAGCTGGATCAATGCTGTACTTATTCTTTTCCTTAGTGGCATCAGAGACGATAGCGTTATTATTTTGGAGTGTTTGGTAGAGTTCTCCTCTAAACAATGTCAGATAGAATTCTGGAACAAGTTCCATAATTGCTGTTTCATTGGCGGTTCTGGTTTGTGCTGGTGTCAAACCTTTCTTCTTGTCACCAAATCCAAAAAGTTTAAGTAGTGCGTTCGATTGCCCAATAGCTTTTTTGGCTACCGGACTACCAGTAACTTGCGGGTAAACAGCATTAATGAACCGGTTGAACGAATCAATAGCTTTATAGTAAGTAGTGGTCGGGCTTCCTTCTTTAGGAGATTGTTCCCCCAAATTCTCTAGATCCCTATGAACATCTAATGTAGAATCAAGCGGCGGCTTGATGCCATCAGTGAAAACGAATTGCTTACTTATGGTTTCTGCAACATCAGATACTGGTTTAGTGCTTTCTTTATCATTTACAATGGAGAGTTCTGAAAGCGGGTTCCTCGGATCTGGAAACCGGACATCGTAGATAACTCCAGTTTGTTTGTCGTATTTAATCGCTTTGTTTATGTTCCCACTAAATGTGTTCGGAATATAAATCGGCATCTTACTTTTAAGAGCCGCCGCAACTGTGAATGGGTTGTTGTCAAACAATCCAGTAATTCTTCCGCCATCAACAACTGTGTGGAATTTAATCTTCTCAGACTCCACGAACTGTTGTTTGAACGGGTTCCACCAACTTGTACGTTTCGTTTGTTTCGTTTTGAACAAGCTGATTGGGATCTGATAAAGTTCAGACACCTCATCTGTAGAGAGCGGCTTGTACAATTCAAAGACACGCTTTGCCAGATTGTCCGACAGATCAGATTCACTGATATCGGAATCGAATCCTTTAGGCATCCCGTATCTTGATCCCCGCATAAAGCGAATTGGGGCTCCGGCTTGAGCCAGTCTTTCAACTACCTCATCTCGCGAAGCACTTACAGCTTTTTCGATGGCGTTCTTTTGTTTGGGGGTTTCGGTTTGGACCGCTTGTGGTTGTTGTTTAAAAACAATTTTATTTAAATTGTTTTCAAACACAATGGGGGCGTTACGCATTTCGTCCGTAAGGTGTCTCGCGCGTTTCGTCCCGAGTAACAGAAGTGATACCGGCATTGCAACGTCCGGCTCGATCTCAGACGCGGCATCGGTGCGGCTTCTGCCCTCATGCTGTTTGGGATTAAGCACCCACACTTTACGCTCATCATTCCACGTGACGTTTAGGTAAGGTGGTGCAATAGATTCTCCTTCTTGTATTTTGCCTTTAATATACTCTTTTGTGTCTGGATCGGAAACACCTTCAGGCACTAGTTTCCTAAATTCAGACGGAAGCATTGGTACAGTAAACCCAAAATAGTTAACATCTATTTGTCGTGGGGTGTTGCCAATACCTCTCACATCCCATTTAATCTTTGGTGGGGTTGTGGCTTCAGTAATCGGAGCTTTAGTCTTAGCCACTGGAGCTTTAGCTGTTGTAGCTTTAGCCACTGGAGCTTTAGCCGCTTTTTTCGGTGCAGTCTTCTCAACAACAGGCTCCATGTTTCCGGAAGCGATTTGGATGTTGTTGAAGGTATCTACAAGATGCTTCATTACTTCTTCCTTGTTCACGCCCAAGGATTCAGCTTGAGTGTTAATGCGGATCTCGTCTTCCTTAGTGAAGGCAAGAGCATCTTCTGGAGCATCGGTTTCTTCGACTGTTTTTTCTGGTGTAGTAATCGAAGTCGCTTCTGCTTGGATTGCTGGCAGAGTTTTTTCTGCGGCGACAGGCGCAGCCGCTTGTATCGGCGGCTCGATCTCAACTTCCACTTCAGATACTGGAGCTGGAAGTGGCTTAATTTGTTGTGGCCCTTCGTCTTCTACAACTACCATTTCTTCTCTGATTGCCTGTTCAACTTCTTCTTGAGTGACATTAGACAACCTATCCTGAATAAGTTTTACACGTTCTGGATCTGCCTTCGGAAGAGTTTCGGCAACTGGTCTTTCAACTTCAACTGGCTCTTCCGCAGCCACTTCTTCTTGAGTTTCAAGAAGTGGTACTTCTGGTTGAATAACTTCGGCTTCAACATCAATAGTCGGACCTTCCTCAGCGACTGGCTCTGTGGCTGCTGCTTGTTCTTCAGGAGCAACTACTTCCGGTACAAATACAACCTCTGGCTCTGCGCCCATATTTGTAAGGTTGCGTGGAGTAAGAACATTGAGAGAAGGTTCTGGTTCTCCGACACCAGCTTCGTCTTTCACAGTAGTTCCATCCTCCGGAACTACTGGTACTTGCGGCGGAGACACAGTGGCTCTAGCTTCTGCCAATTTACTAGCGGCATAAGCTGCGCGGCCAGAGCGTGGGGCTTTTAGGATCGACAGAACGGTTTGAGCGGAGATCGGACTTGTCTCAGCGAGCCTGTTGCTAATGTCTTGAGCAAACGTTATCTCTGCCAAACGACGTTGTTCAGCGTTGCTCTGGCGCATTACCAAATCCTTAGTCGCTTTAACTGCTGGAACGCCAGCACCCATACCAGCACCGATAAGGGCGGAGCGGCCAGCACTTTCAAGTCTTTGGAGAAACGGAGTGTTCTCATCTGTAGCTGCGTCCGAAACAAAGCTATTGATAAAGTCATCAAGACCTTCTTCCATACCTTCGTCGAGAGCATTTCGTGCTGCCTCTTTAGTAAATTTAGTAGAACCAAATTTTTTCAGAGTACTGTCGAACGCTTTAGAAACTACTTGCGTAAACTCTTCGTCTTTGATGTCGTCGATTTTGGTGATCTTAGTCAGTATGTTTTTGATCTGCTTCTTAGAAGCACCGCCTAATAGAGCATCTTCAAGAGCGCCACGGCCCAAAGCTCCGAATGAAGATGTGATAGCTGCTGTAATAGCACCGCTAGTTAAACCAGCACCCAAAGCACGATCATGCATTTGCTCTGGAGTCATGTTGGCATGGTTCTCGATCCGTTTCTTTTCTACATCGGACAAGCTATCCCACTTACCTTCTTTCTGTAATTTGTCGCGAAGATTTTTGGCTTCTTGGAATTGGTTATAAACAGAAGCATATGTTGCTCCAGCTGAACGGTTGAACGCTGGCAACGCCATAGCTGAAGTCGTACCTATTTTAGAAATAAGGGAACTGTTATATGCTTTGATAGCGGCCATTGCTCCATTGGCTCCAGCTTCTTGAGTAGACTGTTTAATAAGTCCCTCAGCCAGAAGTCGTTTAGAAGCCTGTTCCAAAGTTTCGTTTGGCAATTGCCTAAACGCATTAGAAGCCATAGATTTAACTAGACCTTTTGCAGTGAGGCGGGCTCCAGATTTAGCGGCAGCAAACGCAGCACCACCAGCTCCCGCTGCTGGAGCAGTGGCGAGAGAAAGGAGTGCAGTAGCGCCGACGTCAACAAGCATTGGCGCAATTGCTTCCATGAAATCTTGTCCAGTGCCCAATTCAGTATTGAACAAACGAGCAATTTCCCGACGGTCATTGCGCTCTTTAATGTTGCCAATCATGTAGTCGCGAGCCCAATCGGCCTTCGCCATCATTGGGAGAGCTGCAACTAGTTCTCCGAAACCATCCTGAACAGACTCAGCAATACCAGAAATACGAGTGGCCATCTCGCTAAAGTTTTCTGGATTGGAAGCGTACTCGCCCAAAATTTCGTAATCCTTTTTGCCAGCAGCACGTCCCGCTTGCAATGTGTTAAGCCACTTCTCAGATGTCTCATCAAAGCGGGAGAGCTTTTCATTGTAGTGATCGAAGTTGGCTTGCAGGAACGGGATACGGCTATCCATGATTCGAGTGCGATCATCATCCGTAAGCTGTGGGTTCCCATCCAGAGCTGCTTTCAACTTGTTCTCGTCCGCCATAATGGACGGATTTACAAGCGGAGTTTCGTATCCGACATTACGGATATTTTTATAAAGCTCTTCTGGATCTTCATAAATTTTAAATTTTCCTCCGCCGTTTGCACGTGCGTAAGCAGATTGAGTAAAAGCTTTTTCAATTTCTTGATCTGTAAATCCTTCATTATCTGGAAGCGTTTTGTTTACTTCCTTACGGATAGAAGCAAAATCTGGTTTTTGGACATCGGTAACTTCACGCCCTTCTCTATCCGCTTCTGCAAGTGTGTCAGCATATTTATCCAGTGTGGAGTTTGAAAGGCCACCCCAAATATTCTCGATAACGGATCGAGCTTCTGTGTAACGTTTCACTTTATATGCTTCCTCTTTGAAGCCAGACGGGACTCTAGTTGTTGCGAGAATTCCAGCAGTATCAGCAAAAGTGATCCCACCGTCTGCACTGTTGCGAATAGAGTCGGCTAGATTCTCTTTGTCAAAAGAACTTCCAATGATATACTCTTGACGGCCTTCTGCGTTAGTAATTCTAGCAATTGGAAGTTCACCAGTTAGAACCTTCCTACGTTTGGCATCGTCATAATAACGATCAGCAACCGTCGCGGCATAAGACTCAAGCTCCATGCCCCTTTGTTTAGTGGCTTCATCCATCTCCTGCCCTTCGGGATAAGCTTCTTTGAATGCAAAATATCTAGAAGCTGCGTCCCATTCAGGAGTATCGTAATTAAACGTGGACTGGATCGCTTTGAGTTTGGTATCCAGACTAGTATCTTCTGGAGCAAAGAGGCTTGCAAGATTGTCGCTATTGCTCCAATCGACATCTGGCTTTTCTTCTTTAAGACGTTCTATTGTTGTGTTTAGAATGTCTTTCTCAATCTCTTCATTATAGACGTTGGCTTTAACGTACTCTTCCCTAACATAATTGCTCCAGTTCAAACGGTCTTTGACGACGTCGCCTGTAGAGTTCGTAGTTTTCCAGTTTGAAAATGATTCAAATTCTGGCTCTTGTTGAGTCAAGTCGTCTAGTTCTGTCATAGCAGTACTCTTTCTATTATGTTAGTGTAGGTTATTTAGATTTCTCAGAGATTTTTGAGGCTGGTTTTGTTCCCGTACGAGCAGTGTATTCGTCGTAAAGTTTTCCGTAAACGTCTGTTACAAGAGTTGAGTCGTTCGGAATATCTCCTTCATCAAGATCAGCCGCTAATGGGTTCCGCGCTTTGTACATCTTAAAAAGGATTCTCCTATCGATTTCTTTCAAGAAGGGTTTTGTAACGTCGGTTGTACCAGTTGTACCAGTACCCCATTCTTTGTCTCCGGCTGTAAGTTCATCTTTTGCCGGAGAAAGTTTTTGGATGTAATCAAGTTGGTCTTTAAGAACAGCAGTCTTGCCCTTTTCTTTTTCCTCTTGGCTTTCAAGACGTTTTTCAAAAAGTTTTTGTTGTTGTGCTGATTCTAGCTCTTGTTGCTGCTTCTGTTTAACCGTATCAGCAAGAACGCCCAATGTTTGAGCCGCTTCTGTTCCGGTTCCAGCAATAGTTTGTGCAGCGGACTTATCTCCAAGTTCTGCTGCTCTGTAAGCCGCTTGTTTGCGTAGAGCCTCATTAACGTCTTTCGTACCCAAAGCTTTGATCGTATTATCAAAAAAGTTATTGACGAGCGGGCTACCGAACTTAGCGTATCCAAGCCGCATTTTCTCAGCTTCAAGAATCTTAGTTGGCGTATCCATATTCGGATTGTCAATAAGCGCCGTAAGCATCGGCTCTATTTTAGGTAGAGCTTCTTCAAGATCCAATTGGTCTTGGATTTGTTTGCGTGTTTTTTGTAAATTTAATTGGGCTTCCTCAAATGCAATTTGTTGTCTCTGTGCCGCTTGTTGGATCTCGGCAATTCTCACGGCTGAGGCTTCACGGGCCACGTCCACCCCTTCTCTCAAAAATTTTTGCTGTGCAAAATAAGCTGGTGAGATAGCCCCACCAAAATTGTTTCCACGGAGAGGAGCGATGTCGGACTCGTATGAAAAGGGATCAGCCATAGTAAGATTTATTACTTAATAAAGTAGGGCATTTGTTTTGTCTCCCCATCTTCAGGCGGTTTGTTCATTTTTAAAAAGGCGTCGATTCTAGCACGTTGTTCTTCCCTATCCAAAGCAATTTGTTCATTTTGCAAGAGGAGTTCCTGTTCAGCTCGATATAAATTGGCGGCGGCAATGTTCTGCATTTCTTTAGGCAGAGAAGATCTACGTCCACCAATTTGAGTTCCAGAAGGTCGAGTCTCAAGACCGCCGACAGCTCCCTGAACCCCACGAATTGGTTGTCCTGTATTTTTATCGTAACGAGTTAGTGCTGATGAGGAGCCAATTGGCTTATTTTGCATTTGGGACAAATTGTCAAGATTTGGGGTAAACAAACGATTCTCCGCAGCAGTAGCCGCTACTGGTGTTTGTTTATTAGCTTCCTGCGACATCTTAGCCAGTGCGGGAGCAGATCCTTCCGGAGCTTCAGCCTCAAATTCACTGCGGTATTTCTTATAGAGACCACTCAACTGGCCGCGAGAAACACCGATATCGGCCCCAATTTTGACCATTTGTTCAGGATCAACCTTAACTTCATCGCGAGCAAATTGTTTAAGTATAGAACCTAACTCTTGTCGTTTCTCCAAACGGCTCGCTTCTGGAGCTGCTGGAGCGGTTGGAGCGGTTGGTGGGTTAGCTTTAGCAGCGGCCAAACGGGCCTTCTCTTCTTCAAAACGTTTCCGAACATCCGGCGGTAATGATGTTAGTGCAGGTCCAGCCATATCGAGCATTTTAAAGGTCGATGCTTACGATGTCAACACATTATCACCACAAGTATTTACAAGCCCAATGGCGGGCAGTCGTCTTATCGTTCGCCGTCTGGCAATTGTGTCTAGAGCGGAAGTTAGCCCGCCGCTTCGGATCTTTGTGCTGCGTAAAATCCTCGTAGCCTCTCGCGCCAAAAGAAACCTTTTTGATTTTGTCACCTTCCTTACCCAAAACCACAAACTTCTTTGGAGAACCTGCTGGTGCTTTCTTCGGTTTGTTAAAACCAGCATACTTCTCTCCCATATATTGGATCTGACCGGAAGGTAGTCTCTTAAATCGTTTGTTAGCCACAGACAGATCTTATCAAAAATTTGGTGAAAGTCAATACAGTCTCAAGACTAGTCAATAATTTTCCCACCCCCCTTATATAAAAGTGTTTTCTATTTGGCTTACCTAATGTGTCCGACACATTAGGTACATCAATATGTTAAAGACTTTTTGAGTGGGGGTATTTTCCGACACATTAGGTCACGGCGTTACCGTTCGGTAACGAACGGCGTTATTTGCACATGAGCGGCACATAAGATTCCCGTTCGGGAATCCTGTATCCTGTACCCTTAATCCAGAGCCGCTGTCATGTCCGACGAAAGGGCGTTCTGGAGCGACTTGAAGGTCACCTGTCTCCGGAATCCGGAACCAGTTTCATCGTTCGGTGGCTCGACGGCCACTAGACCTAAGCGTTGACGGGCGCAGTCCAGAGCCAGAAAGGCGGCGTCCGCTAAGTCCGGCGATTTGCCGAAGCGGGACTTGAACTCTGGCTTCGACTCGATCTTGACTTTGAGCGTACCGCCTTTAACCAGATCGTAGTTTCTGGCGCAGATCTCCTGAGCAAGATCAGCAGAGACTCCGAAGATCTGTTTGGTTCGCATTAGTTCCTTCCCAACGAACCAGAGTTCGGATACACGGTTCACGTAGAGTTCTTCGCCAGTTAGCTTGCTGTTGGCGCTGACCCGCTTTTCCGACGGCTTGCCACCGAAACTGACGCGGAAGATCGAAGATGACCACTCGCCAGCCAGAACGTCGCAGAACGGAGCACCAGCGCCAGTGGCGTCAACTGCCACGTTTTCTGGTAGGATGCCCTTCCTGACGCAATGGTCTTTGATTTGGCGTACGATCTGGTAAGTCCGTGGAACTGCCTTATTAGTGGCATCATCGTTCAAGTGGATCGCCTCATCGAACTCCAGTACATAGTGGCCCGCTTTATTGTATCCTACTTTGGCTACATACAGGATCGTCCTGTCGCCGCCGTTAGTAAAGGCAGGATCTAGTCCGGCGACCAGCAGTGGTTTTGCTGCCCACTCGACTTTGCTCATGGCTCCACTGGCGGAAAGCTCCGCTTCGCTGTAGATTCCTTGAGTCTCGTCGCTGTCAAAGAAAACGGCACGAACCATCCGCATGTAGCCGCGAGACTCCTGTCCTAAAAGGGCTCTGTCCTCAGCCAGCTTCTCCTCCGTCGGTAGCCACGGATAGAGTGTCTCGCCAGCCAGAATGTTCGGGCTTCGCTCGCCGTCCAGCCTTAGATAAAAACCATTCCACTTCGTGTCCCAATTGTCCGCCGTATTAGTGTCTACGGATTCCCAACCCTTTTTCGGTTCCGCCCATACTCCGAATGCGTCGAAGCGGCTGTTCGGGTTGGACATCCCGATCATCTGGAGGAACGGGTTTTTAGACAAGTTGGTCAGACCAGCATGAAGAATCGCCTCCGACAATTCGGAAAGCTCGTCCGCAATTACGATGACGCGCTTCTGCTTGATACCGATGAATTTGCCGACAGCTTCGCGAGTCTTGCTCTTTTCAGCGGCGATCAGCATCAGGCCAGCCCGTTCGATCAAGTCTCCGTTCTCGTTGATGTAGGCTACGCTGCCAATTGAATCCCGAATCTTGCACGGTGCTGCCTGAACCACTGTAAGGAGTGAGATGACTGAACCCCAAATCCGGCGTCTGGCTTCCCGCAAAGTGGTACTGGTCATCATGACCAGCGTGTCTTGCGGCTCCGACAACCAGTTGATGATACCCCATGCCGCCATCGTATGGGACTTTCCAGAGCTTGCGGAACCGCCGATTGCCAGATACTTATTGCGGATCGCTGCACGGATCATTTCCTCCGCCCACGGATGCCGAACCATCAGCGGCTCTGGCAGTTCTGAATTATTCCATAGCTCGTCACAGCATCGCCAGAAGTAGAACTCTTTGGCCCGTGGACTGGTGTGGTTGGCAAATCCGTACAGAAGAGCCGTCAAAAGATTGGTCGGCGGGATCAGCAAACCTCCGACGTCCATCTTCTTCGTCGTCGGGTCAATTCGTGGCTCCAATAATTTTTTAGTTTTTTCTGAAGAAGAACTCATTTTTTACTTGCGCGGTTAACCTACTTAGTTTAAACAGATCGTCAACAACTAATGAACGACGACTCCGATACCGAAAATTTGGTGCTCGAAAGGGCGCTAGAGATGTATGCAAAAGACTATAAAATAAAGACTATTGCAAAAGAATTGAACGTCCATGCTGGAACAGTTCGACGATGGTTCAAGAAAGCTGGCATTCCGGCTAAGAAGAACGGCTTCGCCCGTCCGAAGAACAAGCCAGTTGCTGATGTGTACACTGACCAGCTGGCGGTGGATCTGGAAGAAAATCTCGAAGACTACACGGAGGACGCGATCCGTCTGGCCAAACACGATGCCCGCATGGCAGAGGATTCCGCGATGATGGACATTGCTGAAGCGCAGTCCACGCCAGCCGACAAGTACCAGCACTACATCGCCGCCGCCGGAATCAAGCTGCTGCGCGACTCTATGAAGAATTTGAGGGGGCCGAAGACTGTTCGGGAACTCTCAGAACTAGACCAAATGATCCGTCGGAATTTGGGCTTGAACTCAAAAAGCGGCGGAGGCCAAAGCAAAATGCACATTGACATATCCATCCTAAATAATTCTAAAGCAGACCGTGGAAACGGTTCTGTCTCCAAAATGAAACCAACCATAATTGATGTAGAATCCTAATATGTTTAAGTACGTAATATCCGAACTGAATCCGACTTCTCTAGTAAAGAAGAATCTGCCAAACAACGACTTCACATTTGAGGTCAAACAGTTGGCGGGACTTTTTTACAGGACGTTCCCGTACACAGCGAGAGAAGTATTTTTTCTCCAGTCCCTTTCAAAAGGAAGCACTATTCATGTGCCTGAAAGCGGCGATGGTGTTTTGGTGCGGGCCGACATCATCGATAATCTACGAAGATAATGGATAGACGTTTTACGAAAGAAAATCAAAGTTTGATTTTAGCTCTGGTCTCGCGAGAATTTGCTTGCGAGCCAGAGATTTTATTTACCAGCAACCGATCTGCCAGAGCTGCGAATGCGCGTCATGTCGCGATGTCGCTCATGAAAGCCCTCATGGATTGCACCTTTGCAGAGATAGCTGTATTGTTTAATCGAGACCATTCTACTGTCATACACGCTAAAAGGCGAATTGACGCTAATAAAAAGCTACAGACAATAGCTTTGAAAATAGCGAAAAAATATAAAGAAGAAACTGAAAGAAATGTAGAATGATCATCGGCATCGACAACGGACTCGACGGCGGACTTTGTGCCATATCAGCGCACGACGGATCCATCATCGACAAGTTGGCGACGCCGACATTTGAACGAGCTGGCAAACGGGAAGTCGATACTTGTACCATCTACGACTGGATCACCGACCTGCATACTGAGCCCTTGATCGGGATTGAGGAACCGCTGAAACACGCGAAGTCTTCTCAAGCGATGCGGTCAATGGGGATCTCGTACGGCAAGATCTTAGGGATGTGCGAGTCCCACAAGCTCAAAGTCCAGCCGATCCAAGTGTTGGACTGGCAAGATTCTATGTTAGGCAAAGTGCCTAAGTCACAGACAAAAGTCTTTGCTTTGAGGAAAGCAAACGAACTCGCGCCGGATGAGGACTGGCGCAAGAACAACCGATGCACCGTACCCCATGACGGCATCGTTGACGCTTACCTCATAGCACAGTATACTAGACAAAGATATGCCAAAAGATAGCTGCTACAAAAAAGTCAAAGCGCAGTACGACGTATTCCCGTCTGCCCGCGCTTCACAAGCGATTGCCAAATGCCGGAAGGAATCTGGCAATGTCAAGAAGTCTGAAGCCGGAACCAGCCTCAAACGTTGGGAACGCGAGAAGTGGGTTGACCAGAAAACTGGCAAGCCGTGTGGGGCTGGTGACAAAAATGAATACTGCCGCCCGACAAAACGAGTTTCTAAAGAGACGCCGAAGACCGCTGGCGAGATGTCGCCCACAGAGAAACGGCGTAAGATTTTGGAGAAAGCCCGTGTCGGCATGGGCGCAAAAGTATCACCCCTAAAAAGAAAGTAAGTTATGGACATCGCAAAAACACTAGAACAATGCCTTGACGACGAAGAAGAAGTCCTGCTTGCAGACGGCTTTGAAGAAGCGTTCATGGGAATCGCCCGCCAGTTCGGAAAGCCTTTTGCCGTATACAGTTTCGAGAAATGTATCGAGATACTTGCCAGAGAGATGACTGAGGAAGACGCTCTGGAGTATTTCTACTACAATGTAGAGGGCGCATGGGTAGGCGAAAACACTCCGGCCTTCATGTCGTGGGCCGATCCCGATGACGAGATTTTGGTCAGTTAAAAATTTTTCAATTTTTTTCTCGACTTCGTTCCGTTCTTCGAGTAAGAGCCTTCTCGAATGAAAACACTATTCCCGAAGCAAGATGACGCCAAAGAGTTTTTTCTCTGCTGTCATAAGAACAAGATTAACACGCTGGACAGCTCAAGCGTTGGAACTGGCAAGACAGTTGTGGCAGTTCATCTGGCCAGAGATCTTAACAAGCCTGTCGCTGTACTTTGCCCGAAAGCGGTTGTCCCATCATGGGAACGAGAATTTAAAGAACATGGAATAACGCCACTATTCGTCACGAACTTTGAGAAGATCCGTGGCGGCAAGACCAAATGGTTGTCGAAAGTTGGCAAGAAGATTTTGCGTTGGTCACTGCCGGAAGACACGCTGGTACTTGTAGACGAGATACACAAATGCAAAGGGCCATACACGTTAAACGCCCAACTGGTAATCTCGCTGGTACAGCAGAAATATTCTGTGCACGGCATGTCCGCCACTGCCGCTGAAGATCCGACAGAGATGAGGGCGTTGGGCTACTTGTTGGGACTGCACTCGCTCAACAAGCCAGAGAACGGATTGGCCAGCTGGTACAGCTGGATGATGAAGTACGGATGCTATCAGGACGATTGGGGCGGATGGAAGCTGGCGACCAGAACAAAGCTGGCTTCGCTACGCAACATGATGTACGGAGTCAACTGCAACAAACTTACAGTAGCAGACTTTCCGGACAGCTTCCGCGACAACCGTGTTTTCGTCGAGCCTACGGAATTCAAAGACCTCAAGAAGATCGACAAAGCCTACGAGCAGTTGGGCATTACGCCAGCCATCATTGACGAGTACATCCTCAACGGCACTGTCGCCAACAGCGAACACATTCTGGTAAACATACTCAAAGCCCGCCAGCTGGCGGAGTCCTTCAAAGTGCCAGACATTGTCGAGATGGCGGAAGACTTTATCGCTGGTGGCAACAGCGTCGTGATCTTCGTGAACTTCACAGATACTGTGAATGCTCTGTGCGGCTTGCTTAACTGCCCAAAGATCGACGGCAACCAAACTGCCTTTCAAAGGCAACAAGCTGTCGATGACTTCCAAAGCGACGTCGCTAACTGCATTGTCGTCAACATTGCCGCTGGCGGTACTGGTCTGTCACTACATGATACCAATGGAGCAAGACCACGTATCTCACTTATTTGTCCGACATTTAACGCAAAGGATTATTTGCAAGTGTTGGGCCGGATACATCGCAACGGAGCTAAGTCGGACGCGATCCAAAAAGTTCTTGTTGCCGCTGGCACGATTGAGGAAGTTGTCATGAAGGCAATCCGGACAAAGACAGAGAATCTACAGGCAATTCACGGCGTGTAAAATTTCTGAACTTTTTTCTTTACTCTCATCGAACTCAGATTATTTTGACCACCAATACTAACCACAAAACACAATGTCATTTGGAACTGGAGCAGGAAAGGGCGATCTGCCAAGAGCCGTAAACGGCGAAGCATATCGGGACAACTTCGATAATATCTTCCGCAAACAGAGAGAGTTCACTTACGAACAACTTCTGAAGATGCACGACACAGCTATTGAGTCAGGACAATTTGATAGGGCAGCAGAATACAAACAAAAAATAGAACAACTAAAATATGGAGACCAAAACAATAGACCAGAAACACATGAGTGACCAGACAACCGAATGCTGTAACATGACAAGCCACCACATAACTTATAAGTTAATGCACAGACTGGCTTCCGAAAACCCAAGAATAATTGAGTATTGTTTCAGTGATCGTCCTGATGAAATTTTTACTGATCGTGATCTTTTAATGAAACATCGCGGATTTACTCCTTAAGAACTTAGGCAAACTGTGACCATAATACCCACCACTTTTCTATGAGTACACAATACAATGATCCGAAAGGCGCTATCGGCGCGACTAAAGTACCGTTGGGTCTGATCCCGCCGCATGCGATGGAACAAACCGCATGGGTCCACAAGTTGGGCGCAGACAAGTACGGAGCATGGAACTGGCGCGAGACTGGCGTGTGCGCTAGTACGTACGTCAACGCAATCCTTCGACACTTGAACGCGTGGCGCGACGGCGAAGACTTGGACCCTGAATCCGGTATCTCGCATCTGGCACACGTTGCCTGTAGCGCGAACATCCTTATGGATGCTGGCTACTGTGGCAAGCTACAGGATGACAGGAACACCACACGTCAGTGCAACGAAGTCGAAGATGTAGACGACGGACTGTGGACCGAACTTGACGAAAGCATCAAAGAAGATTGGGCTGAAGCAGGATACCGCGTTTTAGATAGGGGTGAGATCTTGCAAGACGGCGACGAAGTCTATGTCGGATCTGGCATTTGGATGCCACTTTTCATTCCTAATTGGGTCAAGCAGGAAGTCGTTGACGGAATTTACCGCCGCAAACTCATCACAAATTGTGATCTTAAAGAGACTTGTGATTCCAAATCGGAATCTCAAGAGGAGTGCGAGTGTGGACGCCGCTACGTCTACCACTTCATGTTCGGCTGGATCTGCGAAGACTGCGACCTCTACAGCGATAAGAAAGACTACTACCCATGATACACGACCGACAAATGAAGATCACTGTGGAGATCCCACACGAAGGAAGCAAGCTGGAGTTCTCGCTGCCGCGAGACCAGCCGCTTGAAGACTTAGTCACGGTGTTTCGCACCGTAATGACCTACCTGTCATGGCATCCAGACATTACTGAATCCATGTTCAAACGGGAATTTCTGGAGGATCACGGCGTCGAGTAATGCGTCAAATTTTGCCCTATTAGTTTAATGGTAAAACGGTAGATTTGTAATCTTCTGACGAAAGTTCGATTCTTTCATGGGGCTCTTAACTCGTCATAAATGGCGTGTTACGCTAGAAACCAATACTTAAAACGCCACTAAAGACGACATGAATTTCACACCAATAATTATTACGCTCGCCGTAATGCTGTTCCTTGTAGGCTTTGTCATGTACGTAATCTACAAGTCAGTGGACGACGACTTCTGGTATTAAACATATGGGCAGGACACACTTAGAAACGCCCTTACTGCATGGAAGGAGTACACTCATGAATAAATGCTGCACATATTGTGAATCTGATAAAGAGCCATATTTTTCTCGCGTTGAACCGATGGGTTTTTACTGCGTTGAATGTGGTCATAATTTCGATGGGGTAGATCCAGAAGACTCCAAAGAAATAAAAAAACAACTCGCCTCCGAACGCGCCCTAGCGGATCGGCTGGGACAATCACTGTTAAGAGTATCTGAGATGTCGCCGCTGATTTACGCACACGTAATGGATGATCTCGCCGCATGGAAGGAGGCCCGCAGTGAGTGAGCGACCAACACCAGAAACAGATGCGTTGGCATCGGAGCATAGAGGGGCTGTGATATGGCCGGACTTCGCCCGCAAACTTGAGCGCGAGCGGGATGAGGCGCGTGAAGAATGCAGCCAGTATAGGGGCATGCTTATTCGCTTGTACAACGACCTGTTCGTGCACCACGGCGGCCAAGCAGTGCGCGAGTTTAAAGAATTATTCAGAGAAGAAAACTACAACTAACACTATGAAACCATACTACTACGTTTACAGATATGAACACAGAGGACCGACCGCTCGACACGGAACAATTGAATCCGCACAAAAAGAAGCAGAGCGGCTTGCCGAACAACATCCAGAATCTACCTTCGAGATCCTGAAATGTGTCGGCCAAACCAGAACTACTAAAGCAAAGACTTTCTGGATGGACGGTGAAGAGCCCGAAGAAATTACCCGTCTCGCGCCGCCTACCCAAAAATTCCAGTACCACAATGGAAACGCAAAGTTCAACAGTGCTCCCTTCTAGGAAGTACATCTGTATCATTTGTGGTACAAAGGGGCGCCGTGGCAACAAGCCGGAACAACGGCTAATGGAGCCGATCTGTCCGAAGTGCCAGAATGACTTCTGGACAGTCGAACGGATCATACCGGTACTGCCGAAGTTTCTTGAGTACTACCATTCCAAACAATAACTGATGACAGACAATCGGAATCATGATAACTGAACCAAACACCAAAACGAAGGAAGAGGCATTGAGGTATTTTGCTGAGATGCCACCCATAACCAATGAGGACGGCTCGTTGGATTACGAAGCAATGGCTGGAGAGCTTCTCGTCGAAGGAGTCCCTTTTGCAGAAGTTAGCCCCTATATGAAAGCTCTTGGATTAGCCTAATAGACACTAACCATATGAGCATCATAGACGAAGCCATTGAAAAGATCCTTGCCGACAAACGGGAAGCCCAACTGGAAGCGGCTCGCTGGAGAGCGGAGGCATTGATGCTCCGTAGCATTCGGCAGCAACAGGAAGAGTTGGGCCTGACCGACCGCAATAACCACGCGCTCCGTGTGCGTTGGGTAAATGCTTTGCGAAAACTCGTTGACAAACGGATGCCCGTAAATAAGATGGGCTCTCCGATGACTACTGATGTCGATGTCCTACTGGCAACAGAGGAGGAACATCTCGAAGTCTTGAACACTCTCTATGAAAAAAGAAACACCGAAACTAACAGCGCAAAACCTAATCATGACTGCCCTTAAAGAGGCTTACTTCAAGAGGGCTAAACAGGAAAAGATTGGAAGCACGAAACGACTAACCGAAGAAATTGACCTACTAGAATCAGCAATCAAAGAACTCTCACAACAGATTAAAGATGACAAAGAAAATTGAACCGTTTAAAATTATTGGTCGAAATGGCCACTCCTGCACTCTGACAAAACTGAAGCCCAAAAAGTATTTGATCTCCTTTGTACAACCGATAGTGCGGTACGGATACAATGAGGATATGACAGAAATTAATTTTGTTGATCCGTCCGGCGGGCCAAGTATTTCTATCGGCACATCTCTTAGAGAGCTGCATCCGAAATTGCCCGACAAGAAAGTAACGGCAATCACCGTTGATAAGGAAACCAAAGTCACCGTCATCGACCTATGAAACAACAACCAGACCATAGCTCACGCGGACACGCGGAGTTCTCTCCGTCTTCCCTCAAGTACGTGTCGAAGTGTGCTGGATTCCACGGACGCGAAGGCACTAACGCTTCCGCTGAGATGGGTACACGCATCCACGAAGCTCTTGAAATCTTCGATCCCTCAGCCCTCCATAACGAGCAGGAACTGGAAATCTACGAGAAGATCGTGGAGATGGAGAAAGAGTTCCTGAGTAACTTTAGTACTGTCGTTGAAGAGCACAACGAGATCCAAGTCACTGTGCAGCTCAACGGCACAGAGACATGGGGCACTTGCGACCGATTCCTGATTCTGGAATCCGGAAACGCTGTGATGGCTGACTACAAAACAGGCATCAGTATTATTGATCCACCGGAAAAGAACTGGCAAGCCAAAGCATATGTCGTCGGAGCTTTTCAAAAGTTTCCTAACATAGATGAGATTACATTCGTATTCTATGTGCCGCAGCATGATCAGTCTCTGCACCACACCTTCTCACGTGCAGCAGATCTCAACAGACTGATTGACGAACTTACTACAGTCATACTCAAAGCAGAAAAGGTTCGGCCAAAATGGATCGGCGGTAAGCCAGCTCTGGAAGATCTGACACCGACACCGAACTGCCGCTTCTGCCGTTACGAAGATATCTGTCCAGCTTTAGGCGGACTCATTCTGGAAGTGGCGAAGAAGATTGACCCACAGCTTCCGGACGTTGATATCGAGAATACGGAAGATCCGTTAGTGCTGGAAGATCTCTGGAACATAGGAAAGATCGTGACCAATTGGGCGGATCGCCAAAAGGCACGAACTCTTGATCTTGTCAAGAATGGACTTGAATTGCCCACGTTGAAACTCCAGTCTATGGGTTCAACGAAAAAAGTGGTTGACAATCAAGGACTGGTTGGTATCGCTATGGACTTCGGGATGACACCAGAAGAACTGATTAATGAGGCGACTCTGCCACTGTCTAAGATCGCAAAAGCAATTGCTGACCGCCACGAAAAATCAGAAAGAAAAAAAATCTCACAAGATTTTCTTGACGAATGCCAAAACGCTGGCATCGTCGAAAGCTCTGACACGCGCTACACACTTAGGTGAGCGTCTGTCAAAAACAAGAAACAACAAAACTAGAAGCCAGTAACATGGAAGCAGTAACAACAGAAGTAGTAGGAACCAAACCCACATCAATCATCGTCAACGAAAGTGGACTGATGATGGACGCAAACGACATTGATATCCCCCGTATCAATCTCGTTCAGAAAACCAGCGACATTGACGCGCCAGTCGGGTCAGTCGTTATCGACAAGAAACACGTCCTCCTCAAACCCGATGAACCCGCCGAGACCATTGTGCTCATGGCGGTCAAAGGATGGCGTGAAGATATCCCTTACGACGATGACGGAATTCCCCGCATTGCGTACTCGCCTGAGGAAATGCAAGCAATTGCATCTCAGTCCGAATACGAGATGTTGGAGTTTGCTGAAATCACCCTTATGTTTAAACAACCGGAAGGATGTGAAAACGAAGAGGCTTATCCGTTCCCTATTGGCGACCACCAATATGCAATCGGTAAGATCAACGTTGCGAAGGATGCGTATCGTCAGACGTACAAGCGTCTTGCGACATTCGCCGCCTTCAACAAGTCGGTCCCCCTTCAGAACAAACTCTGGAACTTCGAGTCCAGCTTGATGACGAAAGGGAAGTATAGCTGGTATGCCCCGTCTCTGAGCATCACTCAGAAACAGCCAGACGAAGCCGTTCTTGAATTCACCTCTAACTTCGGACGATAATGACACTAGACGCGCAACCCACTGAAACCGATATCATTAAAGCTGAAGTAGAAATGCTTACGAAAATGATTGAGGAAGTTATGGGCAACATCAAACAAGCCCAAGCAAATATGGTTAAGATGGCGGTCGTTCGCGATCACCTTCTTAAGAGTATCGAAAACAAAGAAGAGCAATTGGTCTTTGATTTCGGCACACCCGATGCAGAGCCTACTGCTTAATAAATTGGCACAACTCAGCCCGTATCGGTACATGTTCAAACCGATACGGGCTTCTTCAACCCCGCTATGAACACTTACATATGGCTACATACGCACTCGACTTCGAGACCTATTATGATAAGAGGTGCTCGATCAAAACATTAGGCCCGATGGGCTATTTCTCACATCCCGACTTTGATGCCTACATGGTGTCGATTGTCGGTGATAACGGAGTCAAATTTGTTGGACCCCCAAAAGATTTTGACTGGAGTTTGCTACAGGATTCGGTTGTGCTTTCACACAACGCTTCATTCGACGAGTCCCTTTATCTGTACGGAGTCACTCAAGGATGGTGGCCAAATATACAGGCGCGTGAATGGCATTGCACTGCTGACATGGCAGTCTATTGTGGTTTGCCACGTTCTTTGAAAGGAGCTACTGCCGAAGCTTACAATCTCAAAGTAGACAAGACTACTAGAGACAACATGAGTGGCAAACGTTGGGAGAACATGAAGCCAGAGTTCAGGAAGGAAGTCAGCGACTATGCCCTTCAAGATTCTGAGCTTTGCTTGAAACTGTGGAAGGACTACTCTGACAAGTGGCCAGAACACGAACGCAAGATAAGTCTCGTAAACCGCCGCTGTGGTCAACGCGGCATACCACTTAATACGGAGCTGCTGCGAACACAACTTGAGACGATCAAGAAAGAATTATTTGAAGCTGAGAGTGCGATACCGTGGATTGGGGAACGCCCATTACTTAGCCGTGCGGCATTTGATGATCAATGCCGTTCAGTTGGAATCGAGCCGCCAGCCAGTTTGGCAGAGGGAGATCCCGACGCAGAAGAATGGTTGCGGGTACATGGACAGAAGTTCGTGTGGGTAAATGGAGTAAAGAACTGGAGGCGGATCAACTCGCTTAAGTGCAAACTCGAATCCTTTGATTACGCGACGATGCCGGATGGCCGTTTCTATGGAAACATCATGTACTTCGGAGCACATACTGGAAGGTTCAGTGGATCTGGTGGAAACCTCAATCTTCAAAACTTGCCGAAGGATGAGATGTTCGGCGTCAAGATGCGGCATCTCATCGCGCCAAAAGAAGACAAGAGACTACTCGTAGTAGACCTTTCTCAGATCGAAGTCCGTACTCTCTGTTGGCTCGCCGGAGATCATGAGACTATGGAGGAGATCAAAGAATCGGAAGATATCTATGAAGCGTTCGCCATTCGTTTCGGCTTGTGGTCTCGCGAAAAGGGTTCACTCCGTAACGATCCCCAAACTCGCCACAAAGTGAAGGCGATGGTTTTAGGCTGCTTTGGTCCAGAAACAAAAGTGTTGACAGATCGTGGCTGGATCGATATCGTCAGAGTCAGAGATACGGATAAAGTATGGGACGGAACACAATGGGTACACCACGAAGGACTCCTCCACCAAGGAGTACAAGAGACAATATCACGATTCGGAGTGGAAGCGACTTCGGACCACGAAATCCTGACGGAACATGGATGGCGGGAGTGGGGCGAAGTCCAACGATCCGAAAAGGATTTGAAGTCGGCACTAGTCATGGCGAGCTTACCATCTTGTCATATGAGCGAACAACGCGAAACAATGGCCGGACTGGATGGAATCCGTTGGTCAAATGTTCGTGTGGCTGGAGCGGAACTGTTGACCGCAATAACCTGCAAAGTGGGAAAACTACTCGATGCAATTGTTGCGCTAAGAAAGCCTCTGCCCGCACAACAATGCGTAGATTCGGGTATGCTGAAATTGTACCGGACTCAGCACATCGGGAAAGATTGCTCAATAGAATTAGTGCCATCTACAATAGATGCCACAACCCGAATGACTCCGGTTATCACCACTATGGCGGTCGCGGGATTTGGGTATATGAGCCTTGGCTCCGTAATAGGCCGGAGTTTCTTGCGTACCTCATCACCCTTGATGGATGGGATCAACCACATCTCCAACTCGATAGGATTGACAATAACAAAGGTTATGAACCGAATAATTTACGGTTTGTTACCCCGATGCAGAACGTTCACAATAGGCGGTCTGTTAAGAGCTTGCAAAAAAGAATCCAAGAGCTTGAGGCGGAAATCAGAAGTCTACGATCTGAAAAACTGCGGACCAAATAATCGGTTTACAATTAACACAGACTTAGGACCGATTATTGTCCACAACTGTGGATATGGTGCGGGTGCTCCAAAATTCGCCATGATGTCTGGAATGACGGAAGACGAAGCTAAAGAGGCTGTGAACCTTTATCGCACCAAAATGAAGAAGGTGAAGAAGCTGTGGTCAAATTATAACACAGACATCATCACTTCTTACGATACGCAGAACCGATTCACTGTGGATCTTCCGAGTGGTCGGACTCTTGACTATGGAAGACTTAGCCCCAAAAAGCAAAACGACAAAATCCATTACGTGGCAATGATGCCCAAAAATGGAAAGCGTGTACCTGTTAAGCTTTGGGGTGGTCTAGTGGCCGAAAACGCGAGTCAGGCTTTAGCCCGTGACATCTTTAGTCATATGTTGTGTAAGATCGATTCCATTGGACATAGTGCCAAATTGATCATGCACGTACATGACGAAGTTGTTGTAGAGGCTGACGCCGATAAAGCTGAATACGTCTTATCCCAAATCATCGATATCATGTCCACTCCACCGGATTGGATTCCAGACATACCACTTTCCGCCGAAGGAAAAATTCTAACCAAATACGAAAAATGAGCTACCGATACCTAAAGAACCTAAGAGAAACAAAAGCCGTTAAAGCACAAAGCCTTAACAACCTACAGAAACCAAAACCAAAATTCGCCTCTAAGGCAGACTTCCGTGCGTGGTGTTCCAACGCTGCAACAGACCATGTGTTCTACAATATGGTCGAAGGAAGTACGCCATCGAAGCGGATCAGCAACGACAACCCACCGAATAAAATCTATGGCGTAGTTGCCGACTATGACGCTCCAGTTAATTGGGGCAGCATTGACAGCGACATAACTGCGAAGTGTGGGGTTAATATGCCGACGTGGAGAACTAAGACACAATCTGGCTATCTCCGTTTGGTTTGGGAATTTGATAATCCGATCCCGATTGCTCCAGAGATGTTTGACGCATTCATGAAGCAAATGAATTCGTCACTCAAACTAGATCGTCTGTTTGCTGGCTTTGACAGTACCTCATTGAGGGCCAGCCAGTACTTTGAATTAGGCGAAGACTGGCACAGCTTAGGGGGTAAAGTCTCTGACGCTACAGTACAGACGGCTCTGATGAAAGCCGCTAACGATCATCCGCCGCAGTCTTCGGAGACTTCGATCCCGATCTCTGTGATCGCAGCCGAAGTTGAATCCCGATTCCCGAATCGTTGGATCGGAGAATTTGAAGTCGGATGCCGTGGTCCACTGTTCTGGATTGATGACGGTATCAACCGTGACGGTTGCCAAGTGTCGGAAGACGGCATCATCTGTTACTCTGACCGTGCTGGAAAAGGCTTCGTGTCGTGGAAGGAAATCTTCGGAGCGAAGTTCGTTAAGGATTACGAAGAGAAGAAGATGGGCAATCTACTGGACGAGTACTGGTACAATGGCAGATCGTTCTTCAAAGTCCTGTTCACTTCCGCTGTTACCATTCCACGCGAGCAACTGATTCTGGAGCTGAGGCAGTACGGATTCTCGCTCAAGCCAAAGAAGGGCCAGCCACTATCTGAGCTGGAGTCAGCTATCCTCACTATCTCTAACCAGAACCGCATCGACGAGATCGCGCCAGTCGTGTTCTCAAAGGATCGTGTGGTCGCCTACAACGGCCATCGGATTCTCAACTGCGCCAATATCACGCCAGTCGAGCCAGACTCAGATGGCGATCCAGCTAAGTGGCCGTTCATCCATGAGTGGCTCAATCAGCTGTTCGTCAATACTTCTGGCAATAGACCGACTGTGGAGTATCTGTATTCGTGGCTCAAGCGTTTCTACAGCGCAGTGCTAGACCGTGAGTTCGTTCAAGGACAGGCTCTGCTGCTTGTCGGACCGACGAACAAAGGAAAATCACTACTATCGAACAGAGTCATTTCCGGTCTGGTCGGCGGCTACGCCGATGCCAGCGATTACATTTCCGGACAGACTAAGTTCAACAAAGACTTAGGACGTGTTGCCGCATGGGTCATTGACGACACCACATCGGCTGCGTCCTTTCAGGATCAGCGCAAAGCCACAGAGATTATCAAACGATCTGTCGCCAACCCGCGAGTTGAGTATCAAGCGAAGTACGCAGACGCCATGTCGATTCCGTGGACGGGACGAGTGATCATGTCTCTGAACATGGATGCCAACAGTCTGTCCGTGATTCCGGCTCTGGATTCAAGCAACAGAGATAAGCTGATGGCACTCCGTATTAGTGACAAAGCCACCAGCAACTTTCCAAGGAATTCGGTACTGGAAGCGACTATCGAACAGGAACTGCCACACTTCGCGAAATTCCTAATCGACTGGAAGATCCCGAAAGAGATCGAAGACTTCGGACGCTTTGGCATCGTCAGCTATATCGACGAGACAATTGCCTCCGCTGCCTATGACAACTCCAGCCGTTCGTCAGTGGCAGAGTTGGTGGAGTTCTTCTCTAAGCGTTGCCGCGCACTTAATCCAGATATGGATATCTGGCAGGGAACGCTTACGGAATTCCAAGTCGCGCTACACGATTTCAACAATGGTCGTGGCGTCGGCATGTCCAACAATCTGGAGTTCGTCCGCCGTGGCATGTCCACGATGGAAGAGGCAAGCCGGAACAACAAGCACTTGCGTCCGGTCAAATCTCATGGCCAAGGCGGTGGTAAGATTTGGGAGATCAATCTGAACCCCAAATACGATATCACTGTTGGTCCTTCAGATAATCCAGCAGAAGCGGCATAGCAGTGAGCTTCTTAATTTCAATGTGATAACCATCGGTCTTGTACTTGAAATTAGAATCCGCTTCTACTTCGTCCTTCTTCTTGAACATGGAACGACGCCTGAATGATCCAGTTTTAATCCACCCCAAAAGCCACAACTTGTTTAACGAGTTGTGGCAGCGGAGGAAAACATAGAGATCATTCTGAAACATATGGGTCTTCTTCAATTCCACAGAAGCCAGATAATCTGGTTTCGGAATTGAAGAAGCCTGTTTTGTTTTAACCTCAATCGAGATATTTGAATGCGACATCAAGTCGTAGCTTTTGGTAGCTGGAACTGTGTTGTCGATAAAGGCACTAAGATATTTCTCAGTGGCGATTTCGCCTAAGAATCCGCTCATTCTACCAGCACCTCTAGTGTATGAGTTTGCCAAAACACCCATCTGTTCTGACATATCGGCGGCTCGTTTGAAGTCCTCACCAGAAGGGCGGAACTCAATAAACTTCCCGTTTGCAACGGGTTTGAATTGGTCAAGCATTAGATTTTGCAATACGTTTCAAGAAGGTGTCCCATGCCGGAAAGAAAATCTCCTCCATACACCGAACTATTGGCTCTTGCTCATAGCGATCAGCAAACCCGACACCAGAAAGAAGCAACGCTGCCTCCATCAATTCGTGTCGGATAGTAATCAATTTAATAGAATCTGGAATAGCACGGCTAATCTCAATCGTTTTGAGGTCGTGCTTATACTGGCCATAGGTATCATCAAGATCGCAGAAAAGTAGGCGTACACGCCTACCTGCAACCATAATTGTCTTTGGCCATTTGTTTTTCATCTGTTTAAAATTTATTTAGTTTTTAAGATAAGCGCCGATCAACGGCTTCCATAAAGGATTCATTTTTAACCAGTGAAGGAATTATTGTAGCCGCATCTTTAAAAAATTGTCCGTCTTTATCTCCTTCGTATTCTCCTTTTTTGGAGCGGCGTAGGGCTTCGAGCATATTTTTTGAATCTATCGAGAACCCCTCAAATCTAGACTCTTCTGGTTTTTTATCCTCAGCTTCAATATATTTACCTAAAGACTCCCCGTCAAAACGTTTACCTGTCAACTTAAAATTCTCGCGGGTAACGCGCCCCAACACATCAATTGCCTCAACTGGTTTTGTAAGGTGGTCAATTGCAGAGTCTTTAGATCCAGCTTCTGTTGATCCTTTACTATAATTGGGCTCAGTACTTCCCGTCGGGTAAGCTACATGTCCCAATTCGTGTTGAATAATATCATCTTGGCTAATCCCATATTTAGATTTTAATTGAGATTCGGGCAATACTTCAATTTTTTCAACCTTATTAATACCCCTAACATCCGGTCTAGAGCTATATGCTAGACCTCCTGTACCTAAAGGTAAGTCTGGATTTTCTTCAATAGGGACTGGCGCGTCTAAACTATTATCTAGATCTCTAGCCGCAAAAGATCGCTTATCAAAGCGCTTAGGTATCCCATCACGAATGGCTGGTTCCCATGACCGTGCCGGAAAATTTTCATCTGTATATTCCTTCGCAGCGGCTAATTCTTTATCGTAATTTCTACCATATGCTCTAATTAAGTAATCAGAAAGTTTAGCAATTCTTTTGCTTTCTTTTGTAGTATTAGATTCTTCACCAGAATCTTTACCATATTTTTTGATTACGTAATCAGCAATCTCAGAAGTATTGTCTTTTGGTGGCATATGTTTAAAATAAGTTAGATAGGTCAACTCATGCTTGACCTATTGCTCACTTTTTAACCTTAACAGCTCCGCTGTGAAGCTCCTTCTTCAGCTTGCCTTGTTCCTTTTCGGAGAGCGGGCTAACTTTGGAGAGCAAGTAAGCGACTTGTTTCTGTGATTTGGATTTGGCTGGTGTCATAGTTTAATATGTTCGAGTTGATGGGACAGATCTAGCTTTTGATGCCTTATCAAGTTCTTTAGCGTATTCGGGATTTTCTTCTTGGAGTTTTTTCCAATCTTCTTTTATTCTAGCATTTTCTTCTGGAGATTTTTTATTGGCATAATCCCATCCACCGTCGAACATTCGGTAAACTGATTTTCCTTCTTTTGCCGCTTCTTCTCCAGATGCAAGTAACCCAAGAAGACCAGCTGCTTTACCTGCTTTTGGGGAATTTAATTCGTTTGTAACCACTCTAGAAAGTGATGTTCTCACTGGTTCGTATTTTCCTTCCCCAACGTGCTTCCACAGTTTCACCTCAGAGGCTGGTAAACTCGTATGTGGTTGTTGCGTTTTTGGGTCAACTGGAGGGAAGTGTGTAGAACCCTTCCCATGTCTTCCAGTTGCAGACACAGATAGCGGAGATTTCGTTTCAATAATGTAATGGTTTGGGTCGGCTTTTGCATAAGACACACTAGCCTCACCCTTTGCAAATGAGGGCCATTTAGTTGGCCTATTACCTAAACTAATCTTCCCATCTTTTGATTTTAGCTCATAATCTACTCCCGCTGTTTTCGCTGAACGAACTACTCCAGATTGCTGAATATCTTTAGCCGCAGCTTCACCACGAATTACACGATAAAACTTATTTTTATCTTGAAAATAATCAATCGATTTTGGAGATTCTCGATTTGCCACCGCCTTAGAAAGTAGTGTAGCTATTTTTTTCTCCTGTTCTAATTCTTCCGGAGTCATGGTTTCTCTGCGGATAGCCAGCTAATGATTGCGTCTGCGTAGGCTCTGGCCAGCTCTTCGCGGCGGACGGAATAGAAATCAGTCTCTTCGACATTGCTGCCGAAGTAGGGCTCCAGAATAGCCGCTGGACAGTGGGTACGCTGTAGGAACGCAGAACCTCTGTCGCCGCTGGCGATGGCTTTCAGACCTCTGGATTTCCGCTGTAGGAAAAACTTCTTGAACGAGAAATGAAAACAGGATGCCAGTCTGGCGGAGCGTCCGGAACGATGCCAATGGAGAAACTCGTATCCGTTGGCCGTCGGTCCGGCAGAGTTGAAGTGCAGCTCGACGGCTACGTCAGCGGCGTACTCCCTAATCTGTGCGGCGATCCAGCTCATTGCGCTGCTGTAGCCAGAGCCGCCGTATTCGGACCAGACTTTCACGTCGTGCTTCGCGTCACGCAAAAGCTCCGCTGTGCGTTCCGCAAGCGGTTTGTTGAAAGCCCATTCAGAGACGCCGTCGGTATTCACCGCACCTTTGTCGCCTGAACGGCTATGTCCAACGCAAATAGCGATCTTTTTGGACATGCGGTGAATACCTTTCCGTAAGGATTACTTGGCGTCTTTGGCCTTGATCAAGCCAACGCCAGCGGTTACGGCAGCAAATGCGCCGACGAAATCGGGCGCTCCGCCTTTGAGGATTTGGATGCCAACGTTAGAAAGTGTGGCAATAATGGTTAATACTCCGAGTACGGTAGTTTTCATAGGCGTGTTGTGGTTATGGTTTTTTCTTGTTGCGCCACCTCATTATGAGCTGGTTCACCATGTTATACAGCGAAACGATGCTGATTGCAAGGAAAATAACACTACTCCCAAATCGCACCCACCAGTCCAATTGTTCCTGAAATGAGGTGATGATGGCTAGAGAAGAGGCGGCTGCGCCAGTAGCCCCATTTAGATAAGACCACATAGGACTGTTTGAGATATCGGTGGCTAAGTGGTCTTGCAACATATTGGTTAGTACATGTTTTGTGGGGTCCCGTTTCCGGAATAGGGGTCGATGGTAAAGACTTGTCTGGCGGCTCCACGGCTGGCATCTTTCTCCTCTTCCAGTAGCTGGCGGCAGACTTGCCAGTGGTAGCCGGAGCGTTCGATGTCGGCGTTGTCCTCAGCGGTGGTGGCTAGAATCGCGCACTTGATGGCATTCACGTTGCCCAAATAGACGATGTCGGTCTCCTCCATCAACGGAACGAATGCCCGTTTCAGGAGCAGGAAAACTTTTTGGGTTGCGCCGTTGGACGGAGTGCTTGTGCGGTAGCGGCGGTAGCGGGCGACGAAATCGCCGCGACCTTCTGCCAGTGTGTAGACTTTGGTCGAGTCGGCTGTATTAAACGCTTCGAGCCTTACCTTAACCGGAACGCCTTGGAATCGAATATCCGTGATCTTACGGATATCAGTATGGGGCAGGAGCATCGCAGCAGAGTCGTCGATTTCAGCAAGATAGTTGCCTTTTGCGCCACTTTCCCGCTCATATTCTACATAAACGGAGCCGTCGTTTGGCAAAGTCGTGTTGGGCGAAAGGGGCTCCAGACGGACAGAATGGTTAGCGTCATTCGGGATTACTTCCACCGCTGGCCCATAGCCGTCGTCCACGATGCCGAAGATCGGATAGGCGCTGTAGCTGTTGGGAATCCCCCCGACTTTGTAGTCGTGCCATTGGGCCCACAGATTCTTCGGAGTGCCGTCCACTGTGGCGCACATGATGGATTCGGCCTCAGCTGGCAAAGAGAAGTAGCCATTTGTGGTCGTGATCTCCAGCTCGTAGCAGAGATCCTTCCAGTAGCCCATAGCGTAAAGCCGTGGCAGGACGAGATTCAGGACTGGCAAGAACCGCTGGTCAGGCGAACAGTAGCTCGACAGCTGATCAGAGAGGGACTTTACGGTCATGGCTGGCATAGCGGCAGTGTACAGGAAAAAGGGTCATTGGTCAAGTATGGTCTATGAAAGGGGGCTGTTGACGATAGCGCCAGTGGTGGTATTGTAGACTGGCTGGCCGCTGGCGTTTTTGTAGGGCCAAAACTCTGTTGCGGTTACGGTAAAAGACGGGTCAATTGAGACTGGATTTCCTTCAACATATTCAACTTTAATGCCGTAAAGTTTTTGTTCTTTTGATATCTCCCCAATACTATAAGTGACAGTAGATGAAACATATGTAACTGTTGCATATGGCTCCGGTGGGTCACCCAATTCTACGGTTTTGGAATCGCCTACATTAGACAAAAAAGTGCCAGTTATTTCGTATCTCGATTTGGAGGGCGACAAATTGGCATAGATAGCTCCTTGATCGCGGTATATGTAAAGCGCATTTATTCCTAAAATATAGTAGTCAGAAAAGTTGTCCATATCGACAGCTATGTGTACTCTTCCATCCTCTTTAATATCGGGATAAAAACCTATACCCGCTTCAACTGAACCATCGTATTGGTAATATTTGTATTGGGGTATAAATAAGTTAGACGGGTCACTTTCACTAAAATAATCTGGATTATAGATACTTGGCTCCACAGTATAATCCCCACCGTAACTTAATTTCTTTAGTACGGAGTAAATATATACGGCTTCGTGTAGCTCAAGTGGACCCAAAGAATTTGTGCCGTCACCCACTAAAGCCCTAAGCTCGGAACCGCCCGTATATGTTCCGTGCGTTGATGGGTTATAGGCGTTTACCCATTCCGGTATTTCATTAGGCATGGAGTATTCAGGATATAAATCCGAAAGAGACGTCGCGTCTGAGTTTATCCAGCTAAGTATTGCTGGTCTACCGTCAGAGTCATATCCGCTAGTCCATTTTTTTCCCAATATAATTGCTGAATAAAATGGGCTAAAAGAATTTGGCTCATTTGCATAAGACCACAACGGAACTGTAGAAACTCTGCCAAACATACTAGATTCTGGATTGGTGTGTCGGGGCTACCTGTAGGATGTAAACAGGAGCACCGTTGAAGAAACTTACTGCGGTTCTAAAAGATGTCGTAACGGCTTGCCACGCTTTAAGTGCTTTCCCTATTTCTGTTCCCTCTTCGTCGAGAAGTGGTTCTACAGTAATCTTCCCGATTAGGAGACGGAGTTTGGTTTGCTTTCCATCTTCAAGAAGAACTTCGTTTGTATCGTCAGCGCCAACAGCATTGATCGTAAAGCCGTCGTTGGTTACTTCAAAAGGATTAGAGGTGACTGTTGCTTCGGCGACAATAAATTTTTCTTCTGTGATTTCTTTATCTTCATTTAGACCAGTTATATTAAAAGGGCCTCCGTTAATTCCATTGATAATGCTAGACCTTAGAAATACTTTATATGTTGGTGCTTCTCCACTTTTGACTGTTATCTTAAATGGATGGTTGCCACCGCCGCTGACTATAGAACCAGTTGCAATTGGTGATACGTCAGCAGATTCAGTTCTCGGACTGCTAAGATTGGTACTGAAAGATTGTTTTGAGACAATCGTTTGTTGAATTGGATCAAAACTTTTATCGCGTATCCGCTCATAGGATCTTAAAGTATCCCGAATAAAGCTATCCATGTTTATGTCTTCAGCCATAATAATTTATTTAAGCGAATTGTGACGCATCAACGACAATAGCGGAACATTTAACCCAACCCCATTTGAAGGGCTCTGCTTTGGAGCTTATGATGTAATTCCCACTCCTTGGAATATCTGGTGGACTTGTCGCTGGCAAGGAAGGTGGATTAACGTTTACTGGACAATTAACATTGTATGATTCAGATGCTGAAGTATCAAAGTCTCCAGTAAGGCGGGCATTGGCAACTGCTGTAACGTTAATGCTAGAATATTGTGTTGCGTTCGTGATTGGTATGGTTCCGTGTATGGTCGGATTAATTGTAGTTACGTCAACCGTTCTATCGATTGAATAAGACCCTTCTTCTGTTACAGATCTAGTAGACCCTTCATCGCCGTCTATAGTTTTAACTTTCGATTCGTGTGCAGAAGCCTGTGCTGAAGCTGTTAATCTAGCTCCTTGAGTTACAATCGTATGTGCTTTTGGTTTGAATACTGGCCATGCTTGTGCGCTGACACCCGCTACAGAATTAAGTCTAGATATTAATGCACCTTCTGAAAATGAATTATTTGACGACTTAGCGTAAAAGAAATAGATTGTTGCTTTAATGTCGCTCCCAAAAACATTTTCATATTCAAGTTTTAAAGACGGGATCAATGAATAAGTAAAACTACCATTAGAACTCGATCTCGCTTCTATAGAATAACCATTACCAGCTGGAGCAACTCCAGATCCTTCTGAATCCCCTTCGTTTTTTGATTCGTCTTTCGCCCAAATAATTTCAGCCGACTTCAAAACAGTGGGCATTTGAATATCGGTACGGATCGGCATCGATACAAGATAGCTTTCAAGTGCCTCTTCCGGAACCTCTTCAGTAATCTTTAGTGAACGGTCTTCGTTCACTACTTGATAAGAAACATTCGCCTCATCAAAAGCGGTCGGAGGATCAACGAATTGCTGTCTTCTTACAACTTGAGTATTGAGCGTCGGATCCCATTCAGAGCTTTTGAGTTCAGGCCAGCTGTTTACTTTTACCGTTTCTACAATAAATTTATCGTCTCCGATAGCCGTGGCTTGTGATTGAGAAATATATAGTCCGGTTTCGATTGTCGGAGTAGTTGTTAACTTTTCACTAACTGTAGCCTTTGTTCCCTCCACATATGCTCTCTCGACGTCTGGCAAAGCAACAGTGCCACTTGGCAAATCCCTTTTTGTAATTTGTTCACGGTAGACAAATTCATTAAGCTGTTGCTCGCTGCGTTCAAGCTCTCCAGTCGAAAGATTCGGCTTTGATGCTTGGCCAACCTTATCCTTTCGTTCTGTAATTGTCTCAACTTCTGCGCGAAATCTTTCTGGAACGGTATCGGATTTCTGTGTCGAATAAGACTTTGCCTCAAATAATTTTGGGACTTCTGTCTTGCGGACAACGTAAGTACCATCGCCCAACGCATCGCTCTGGATATCTTTAAGAGCCGTCGGAGATTCAATAGTGTCACCGATTTGGAGCGTGTCAGTAACAGTAGCAACTAGCTTTTCGTTGGTCGTAATCTTTTGAGATATCGACTTCGGCAGAGTAGTAAGGTCACGCTGTGTGCTCGATTTACGCTTAGTGAATACGGTAAGCTGTTGCTCTGAGGCTGCAAATTCTCCAGCCTCAAGAGTCGGCATCTCAGCTGTGCCTTCCACAGTTTCCTCCGTACTCTCAGTCGGAACGAGAACACGGAACTTTTCTGGAACTGGATCGGGCTTCTGGATCGAATAGCTTTCAGCAGCAAATAACTCAGGAACCTCCGTTTTGCGGACAATGTAAGTGCCATCACCCAAAGCCTGACTTTCGATATCAACGGTAGAAGACGGCAGCTCAGTGGTGTCGCCGGACTGAACAGTCTCAGTGATATCTGCCAATTGCTTAACATTCGTAGTGGCTTTTTGTCCAAGAGACACTGGTAAGGTACTGTGATCTCTAGTGGCCGTGCGGACCAGTTTGATGTCTGGATTGATCTGGTCTTCTTTGACAGAAAGTTGCGATCCTGTAAGCGTTGGGAGCTCAACAGATCCTTCGACGAGTTCCTCAGTAACTTGTTCTGGAACAAGGATTTGGAACTTTTCAGGAAGTGGATCTGTCCGTTGTACTGTATACGAGAGTTTATCATCAAGGAAAGCCTTCTCGATGTACGTGTGCACTTCGGCAACAAACAGTGCGTTTAGCTCTTGCTCTTGGATCGGCTGCTGTTGGCGGTCGAAGAAGACGTACTCGACGTCGTCGAACTTGCCTTCCGGCACGTTCATCATCGGAGTGGCGAACTCGATGTCCATCGGCTGGAACTTGTCACGCAACGTGACATAAGAACGCTGGACAACACGGAACTCCCGACCTCCAGCATTTCCGACTACGTTACGGTAGCCGGAAGAGAAGTTGTAGAGATCCTGATTCTCGCGCTCTGCTGCGTAGAAGAATTCAAAGATGCCATCGCGTTCGATGTCTACAGGCTTAACAAAGACCAGCTTGTGGTCAGGCCACTTCTTAGGATTAGGATGGGGCGTCCCGTATTCAGGAATCTCGGATCTGGTACAGTCACGAACTTCGCTGAACAGAACGTCGCCAATGATCGGCGTCGGATAGACGCGACGGTCCTGCCTGTATGGAGCTTGTGGTAGTTGGGATACTGCCATGATTTTAGATGAGTGCTACTGCCGTCACGTTCATGAAATCTATAGTTGCGCTATTTGTTCCATCTATATTCGTAACAAACACTTCAATAAAGTTATTATTGTTTAGCTCAACAATACATTGGCAGGATACGGTATATAAAATACCAATACCAGAACCCGTTGCTGAAACAATTGATGAATTTAATATAGATGATCCGTCTTTATAAATTGCAAATTTATAATCATTCGAATTAGCCCCGTGGAAACTTATCACCGCATTGATTAAAAACTTACGTGTTGTAGATCCCACATACGTTAATCTGTTATTAACGGGGTGTGTGAAGTTGGATAAGACATTGGCCGTTGTTGTTCCGGTAACTTTTACAAAAGTTCCAGCTGTGCCTATTGTTGTTGTGACAGCGTTCGAAATATAATACTCGCCATACGCAGATTGGGTGAATCCCGTACCACCATTCTCCACCGGCAAGGTCCCTCCAACTTGTTGCGTTAGACTGATGAAGTCATACGTCATGAAGTTACCGTCCCCGTTACTGTATATAAATCCATTGTCACTTGAAATATCCACCCCAAAACCGCCATTGGCAACTGGAAGTATTCCGGTAACATGTGTTGTAAGGCCGACCTTCCCATAAGATGGAGCAATACCGACGCCACCGGAAAGGAGTACATTTCCTGCCGCAACATCTGCAAGTTTAGCAACTGATGTGGTAGTGTTTGCGTAAAGCAAATCTCCGACGGCGTACGAGCTTTGGCCAGTGCCGCCGTTAGTTGCCGAAAGAGTGCCTGTTACTCCAGTCGTGAGTGGTAGTCCAGTACAGCTTGTCAACGTGCCAGACGATGGAGTACCTAAAGCTGGCGTGGTAAGTGTCGGGCTGGTAAGAGTTTTATTGGTCAGCGTCTGAGTATCTGTCGTTCCAACGATATCTCCAGTCGGAGCGTCTACCCTTTGAAATTGACTGGTTCCGTTTGACTTAACAATACCAGCAGCCAGTGTTGTCACGCCAGTGCCGCCGTATTGAACTGGAATGGCGGAAATGAAAGTAGTGCCACTTCCCATTGTTTTATTGGTCAGCGTCTGCGTGTCTGACGTTCCAACAATATCACCAGTCGGCGCAGTAACTGTTGATATGGTTGTTCCAGATCCTTTTAGAATTCCACCAGTAGCCCCAAATGTAGATAGGCCAGTGCCACCGTATTGAACTGGAATGGCAGAGCTGAAAGTAGTACCGCTTCCCATTGTTTTGTTGGTCAGCGTCTGTGTATCCGTTGTTCCGACAATGTCACCAGTTGGAGCGTCCACACTTTGAAATTGACTGGTTCCGTTTGATTTAACAATACCAGCAGCAAGAGTAGTCACGCCAGTTCCTCCGGCAGAAACTGGCAAAGTACCAGAAGTTCCAGAAGAAAGATCAACTGCGCTCCATGACGGAGCGGCAGATCCGTTGGACTTCAGGACATATCCAGATGTTCCAGCAGCCAACATAGTAGTCGCTCCAGAACCTGTTTGATATGGGATAGAACCGACAGAACCGCCAGCAATATTTGTGGCGGTAGTTGCTGTGTTCGCATTACCAGTAGTGCTTTGGTTTAGTGTGGGAAACTGTGTACCATCTGTGGCAAGCGATGGGGTTCCATTGGCCATTCTTAGAATGCCAGTGCCCAAAGAAGACAACGAAACGCCGTTGATCTTTGTAAGGGTAAGTTCGCCGTTGTTGTCTGTGACGTCGCCAGTATGAGTTTTATTGGAGATCTTAGCGTTATTAATAACGTGCTGGTCGTAAATGGCCGAACTCATTAGGCCGCTGGTGCTGGTAGAGGCTACAGGAATTGCGTCACTGCCTCCGGTAAGGTGGGTACTCGCGTGGCTGGACGGTACGCTGACGCCAGCTTCTGAGATAGTGAGGATGTAGGTATCTGATGGCATGATCTTAACTGATTGGGTCTACAGGTGCTCCTTTGGTAATGTTGGCCCGCACCGTAACTGAGCCGTAGAGAAGGCGTTCCATAACTCCGCCGCGCTGCATGAAGATGTCGTACTCGTATTCTGTGGACGGCTTCAATAGCAATGTGTTGGCCTCCGAAAGATTAAAAGCAACCTGACCGTTGTCGCCGCCATCGAGAATGTTTGCCGTAAACGATACGATCTCCTTCTTTGTGGCCGTCTCGCGGATGTCCGCGTAGAAACCAAAAGCTGCCGCTTCCGCTGGATCAAGATCAATAGCTTCGCCCAACTGGTTCTGGATTGTCAGAACGAAGCTGTACTCAGCTGCACGGTCAATGGTGATGTCGTAGTTTGCGGCGAGCATTGGTTCAGTCTACAGGATTAAGGGTTGGGTGTCCAGTCTTTGTGCAATGCTAGCGTCAAAGACAAGCCACATACTACGCAGTGATTCTGCGCTAAGGTTGCTCCGTATGAGTTGATCTAATGTCATATCTTTGATGGTAATACAAATTAAAGCGTTGCGATGAGACTGTCGTAAAGATACTGATGTCCAGCGTTATTAATGTGAACGCCATCACCAGCATCATATGTCGATTTTATGTTAAGAGTTGATGGATCAGCGAGTTCAGAAAATGTATTTACAACTTTAGATCCATATGTTGATATAATTGCATCAGCAGTATCTTTTAGTATTTGTTTTCCTGCTGAAGTAGCGTTAGTGCGTGGTTGAGTTGTGAATATACGATAATCAACCCCATATAAGGTACATTGATCTATAATAGCATCAAGTACAGACATATAATTGCTTGTTGTCCCGTTTGTTTGGAATATAAAATTGCTAGGAAAATTTATAAGAACAATTTTAGCGTTGTTTTGAATTGCATAAGTAACATTACGAAGCGGATCTGGTGTATCTGTCCATCCAGTAGGTATTGTGTAACCTGTTGGGGCTGAATTTGATATTGCAGAACCACTAATTGCTCTATTGAACGTGGAACCAGTCGTGTAATACGTAGTAAATTTAGAAGCCCATGAGTTTCCAGATGTCGCACCAACACCAACAGCAGTACTAGAACCAACAATGAACGCTGAAGTTGGTGTTACTGGAGCGGATAGATTTGCAGCAAGCGAAGCGAAATAAGCGTTCACCCTAGATTGTAGCGAAGCAATGTTAACAGCCTCACCAATAGAGTAAAAACCTATCGACGATTGTGTTGGTATTTCAAGAGTTGGTCCACTTCTACCAAAGATAAATAACTGATTATTATTTGGGGCTTGCGATGTATCAACTCTAGTGGCGATTGATTTATTAACATTTACATAATCGTAACTGGTTGATAGGTTACGGCTACAACAAAGAAATCCATTTGTGTGATTAGCCGTTAATGATAAAGCGGTTGCATTTCTGTTTCTATATATTCCAGCAGCATTATTTTGACTAATAGTATTTGCTCCGTTGCCAGTACCTCCAGCACCAATATATGCAGCTGTAACACCAGTTACAATATTTGTCAAATAAACTGAATTATGGTTATTGTTTTGTGGGTCTGCGTCATTAGTCCTATTTGAATTTAAATATTTTGTTGTACCATTTCCCGTTAAGCCATTTAACCTTGTGTAGTCAGTACCTAATCCAACAAAGTTATTATTCGTTGGGGCAACCCCCTTCAGCGGGATCAACGCGCCAGAAAGAGTTCTCGGCCCAGCAAGAAAGTTTGATGATTTAATTGCGTCCCAATTACTAACTCCAGCATTTGGGCTTGCGTCAGACTTACATCCTTTTACAAAATCATTGATTGCCGTTTTAAGCCATGATTCTAGCGGCAAACCATCTGCTGCTTGAACAGCATTGATATACGATTTGGCATCGGCATCAAGTGATGCGATACTCGCTCCTTTTACAAGACTGGTTCCTAAACCTAAACGCATTAGAGTGCTTTATAGAGGACAACTGGACAAGCGATGCGAGCTAAGGAACCGCTTGCAATAGTGAGTGGGGTGTAGAGCGTATAGCCGTCAGGGAACGTAATGCTCGTCTGAGTGCCGCTGAGGAGTGGTGCTTCGGATGCGGAGAACGAAGTAGTGATCGCGCCACCGCCGCCGACGAAGCTGAGGGCACAGTATTGGCCAGCTGGAATAGCGGTGTTGGCGGCAACGAATTGGGCTCCGGCTTCTCCGAAGGATTGTTTGTCGATATTGTTGGTCATGGGGTTAGTCTACAGGATTAAGGGTTGGGGGTCAATGTTAAGCGTCGGTTGGTTCCGGTTCCGGCGCTGGCGGCGCTACGTACTCGAAGGCTGTGCCGTTAAACACAATGTCTGCACGGCCAGCAGTGACTGGTGCACGGTTCGGGAACTGTGGTAGAGCGAGCAAGTCAAGGGTCGCGTTAATGGCGTTGCCTGTTGCGGTATTGGCTGCGAATGTGGCTAGTGTGGTCGGCACATCGTGATTAAGAACAGCGAGCAAACGGTCTGTGGGCAGGGACCAGAAGAGTTCGTTCTCGTTTTTAAGGATGGCTGCAAGATGGTTCGTGGCTTCGGCTGCGCGGAGTACGGACTCGTCCTTAGCGGCCAAGTCTTGTTCAAGTTGTGTTTTTGGTGTGAGTAGAGACATAGTATTAGGCGATTTTTCTGGCGATAATGTAAGACCGCTTTCTAGTGGTATTCGGGGCTAATGGAGTAGCGACGAACTGACAAAACTCAATAGATATTTCTGTATTGTTTGTAAGAACCTCAATGAGGCCGTTTAAACATCGTCTATATGTTGTCGCAGTAAGTAAAGTAAAGGACCTCTGACTAAGTGTAGTACTATCACTTGCAAGTGATACAAAAGCTGAACTAGAGTTATCAGACCCGAAAAAATCTAATAGAGAAGTTCTTATTGGACTACTTGATCTTAACCCAAAAAGATAACCGCCATTACCCGCCCCAGATGCGGTAGCCGAGATAACTGAATCAATTTGATACATCCCGATTGGTAGAGTTACGGAAGTAAGTTTAAACGGAACAGCATCAGTAGATTGGTATGTTTCTGTTCTTATTCCAACATAGGTTGCTCCGTATCGGGCATCACCTAAATCTCTGGTAAGCGCACTTGTGCCGTTTGTAGCCGACTGTCCAGTAAGCTCCATTTGACCGCTAAATGTCTTTGCTCCAGCAGCTGTCTGCTCTCCAGAAAGCATTACCGCTGTATTATTGGTAGCAATCGTTCCAGCACTAGTCGGAAGGTTGAGCGAAATATCTTGAGTTTGTCCGAGAGTTGTTGGATTTATCTGCGCGTAATAAGTGTCTCCGTGAAGTCTTATGTGCTTTGCGTTGATTCCTCCGGTAGTATTGCGGAGCGCAATGGTGTCTGCTGTTGGCGCGGTAACATCAGTTTTTCTACGGCCTTGCATGTTCACCACGATAACACCAGAATTACTCTGCACTCTTGAAACAACACCGACAGATTGCACTTCACCAGTTGTCGGTTTGGTTCCGGTCAATGCGCCAACACCGACAAAAAGTTCTTGGTTTAGCGTATAAGCGTTCGTGTTTGCTGCTGGTAGTTCGCCTAGGATCACGGCATCGCCTTCGCCATTGTTGGCGAGGTCCTGATCGAGCAAACCGACTGCTGGCATTTTCGCCGGATCGGTGTTGTCCGCAGCAGCGATCTGAACGCGATCTGTGTCTCCAACATTGCCGACAATGTAAACCGGAGTCCCGCGAGTCAAAGGCACACCGGATGTGTTCTTGACATGGATGTAAAGATCGCCAGCAAGTGAGCCGTGGATATGCGGCAGAGTTGCCGTTCCAGTCGCGGAGAGAGTTGTAAACGCTCCGGTGTTCGGTGTTCCAGAACCTATTGGGTCTGGTGCGGCGAAGTTAATGTGAGAGTTATCGAAGAGGCCATCAACAGCACCCGCAACATTCGTACCATCTCCGTAGATAAAGCCAGTAAGGTTGGTGCTTGTAGAAGTGGTAATCTCGTTGGGGCCCGCTGGTCCTTCCGGCCCGACTTCTCCTTGGGGTCCGGCGGGTCCTTGTACGCCAGTATTAACAGAAAGCTGTAACTCTGTGCCTTCGACCACAGACAGCTTGTACTTTGATGTTTCGTTGCTGGCCATTATACGTTGCTAATGTTGCTTACGGCGTTGACTGTGCCGTATAGTAGTTTGGTTACGAGACCACCTGAAGCGGTCCAAAAGAAGTCCCATTTGTACTGTTTGGAAGGACTAAGAAGTTTTGTCTGGTCATCTGTCAAGGAGAACTTGACAGTTCCGTCGCCTAAAGAAGTGATAGTAAAGGCAGCTACTAGAGGCTTCTTGTGCTCCTCGCGGATCTCAGCAATGAACGAGGAGTCGGTAAAATCAATAGGGTCATCGAAGGCGTTAAGGACTCTCAACGTGAAATTGAAGTCCTCTCCGCAAGCGATGGAAAGGTTATACTGAGCCGCTGACATCGTGAGCAAATATATCTATTTGCCAGCTCTATGTCAAGGCTTAACGCTTCGGCTGTGCAAGAGCGCGTTCGATGGCGATCATGAAGCCGCCACCTTCCGGTGCGCCTCTGTCTCCCATCTTGCCGCAGCCGCATTTGGCTTTGTCGCCGCCGCACTGCTCGCACATTTCGCCGCCTTCTTCGCCTTCTTCCATCTCGCCGCCTTCGTCGGCTTCGCCTTCCGCGCCTTCTTCGTACTCCTCTTCTTCCATCTCTGGCTCTTCTGAGGCAATCGGGATTCCGGCTACGGATACGGGCATAAGCATGCCGTCCATAGCAAGGAACTCAACTTCGGCGGTAAACGGTTTGGTCTCTGCGTCTTTGGGCAGTTTCAGGCCGTCGGGAATAGGGATGTGGTTTTTCATTTAAGTGTGCGGTAGAATGCGAGAGATGCCCCGACGTCTGACTTATTGAGAACGTCTGGATTGCTTTCAACGAAGCTGCGAAGCTGTGCCATACGGGCTTTGTCAACTCGCGATTGTGGGTTGAATGGGGTGCCAGTGCTGGTCTTGAAGAGGGACGACATACGTTCTTCGGAGGCGGACGGCTTCGGGGGCTCTACCTTTTCGGTAAATGCCGCTGGAGTTTCAGTGTCCGCGACTGGAGTGAACTCTGCACCGCCAGCCATATCAGAAAGAGTAGATACTCCTTCACGCTCAAACTTCCGCTCAAGACGCTCATCTCTGCGTTCGCGGCGAGATTGTTGCGGTGCTGGCTCTGTCATTTCGGCCCTTTCAGGGGCAGGAGCCTCTTGCGCTGGAGGAGCTGCTTGGGTAGCCATCGGTGCTGGTGCAGCGGCTGGTGCAGCGGCTGGTGCAGCGGCTGGTGTGGCTTCGGTCTTATAGCCAGCTTCGCGGTTCTCGCGAGAGACTTGATTGACGATATCGGTAATGACTTTGTTTTTATCCTCAACTCCTTTGGGGGTATTGAGCGTCGAACCAAAGAAATCGATTAGGCTTTGCCGAGCTTGATCGTAATCAGCAAACATACGGTCATCGTCGCGTGTGGCGCGGCTAGCGGCTTCGGCGCGAGTTTTTGGTTTTTCTTTACGGGTCAAACCAGCAATTTTTTCTTGCTTCGCTTTGAGATTGGCGACTCGTTTTTCTAGTTCTGGAGTCTGATACTTTTTAGAGTACTGAGTATCGAAACCAGCTTCGCCAGTTCGCTCCATGATCGCTGTTAAGAAATCTTTAGCCATAAGAAAACAAGATTAGGATTGGGAAAGGGTAGAACCCTGTATCATTCGGGATGAAGGATACAGGGTTCAGGTTGGGTTAGGGGGCTGGCGTGAGTTCCGTGATAGCGGTGATCAATTCAGCCATCGTGATGGTTTTAGGCCGTTGAGCAGAAACATCATAGATCTGAATCAAGTCGCCTTCGGCAACATTAAGACCAGTGAGTTTAGGTACAACAGGTGCATCGTCCAAACTTGGGGGCATATATTTAAATGGTTAGGGTTAATCGATTAACTACACAGTTATTGTGCAGAGATAATTTCTTCTTTTTTGGGGGTTTTGTCAAGCACCAATTTGGCCCCTTTGCTCATGTTATCCGAAGCCCATAACGGCTGGAGATTCGTGTAGTGGCAGAGCTTTTCTAGTTCTTCTACGGTCTTAGCAGAAGATAGAGGAACGATGTGATCGATGTGCCAAAGATGCTTATCCCCCCACGTCATTCCGCTTACAAACTGATTTTCTATATGATCTCTCAATTGTTCCCAAGAACAGCCGAGCATTCTAGCCGTTTTTGTGTTTTTTCCAAAACCTTTATGTCTAAAGGCATCGCGGACCCTACCTCTGCAACGGAGGGACAGCATGAAAATGGGGTCTTTTTTAATCCTTTCTCTATAGTATTTCCGCATATATTTACGGACTCTGTCTTTATTCTCGTTCACCCATGCTTTATTTTTAGCAAGTAAGTCTTCTCTGTTTTTGTCGTAGTATTTTTTCCGCTCTGCCTTGCGTTTTTTTATGTTTTTGCGATAACTTTTTCTTACATGCTGTTTGTAACGTTCGGTATTTTCTGTCCGGAATTTTTTTGAATTCAACCTTTTGCGCTCTAAGTATTTTTCAAATTTTTCGGGTGTAACCCACCACTCATTATTCTTAGCACCTTTAGCGCGGCCAATAAATATTAGACCAGTGATCGGGTCTTGGTATCCTTGTTTTTTATTATTCATATAACAATATTACATAACTGAATTAGTGGATAAAATAAAGGGTTCCAGCCGATTAGACTGGAACCCTTTATTGGTTGGATTAAGCAGCGGGAGTTGCCGACGAACGGCGGAACAAGATGCAGTAGCCGAAGTCGGTCTTGATCGGCTTCGTCGCGCTGGCAAGAATGCCACGGAAGAAACCAGTCGTGCCGTCCGGATTGGTGATTTCGTTGAGGATGTTGGTCCACTTGAAGTCACCGCGATAGTTGACGGGATTGAAGGTCAGACCGTTCGAGCCCGACATCGGGTTCGGGATCTGCGACTCCATCACGTGTGGGTGGATGATGTAAGCAGCTTCGTAGTCAGCACTGTCGTAGGCTGGATTGTAGCTGGTCACGCCGCTCGACACAGTGTAGGGCTGAACGCGAGTGACGGTGCCGGAGCTGATCGTGAAGCGCGGAGCGAGATCGTCAACCAGATGGTAGAAACCACGGAAGGACTTCTCAACACCGAGCGGCGCGATGAGTTCCGAAACCTTAGCGTTGTTGTAGCGAACGTCGTCGCGGAAGCCAGCTTCGGTTTGCAGCGCGTAGGAAGCTTCCGAGCTGAGGACAACTGCGAAGACCGGACGACCGTTTTCCTTACCGTAGGACTCAGCGGCAGCGCCTTTACGCACAAGCTGGAAGTACAGCGTGTCGAGGATCTTGTTGCTGATGTTGGCGGTGGGGGTGTAGTCAACGCTCGAACCACTCGTAACGAAGTCATTGGTGAGATCAACTTCGGCGATTTGCTTGCCCTCAAACAGAGAACCGTCGGTCGCGTCGGTGATGGTCACGATAGGAGTGCCGGAAGCCAAGCAGGGAACCAAGTTCGCTGCGGTCTTCTCGTACTCATCACGATAGCGGTTTTCCCAAGTGTAGCGGCTCGACTCCGTGAGGAGGTCAAGGATAGCGCGGAGTTGCTCTTGACGATGAGCGGCGAAACGGAGGTCTTCCAGCGAGATGCGGGGCGACTCAATGACAGCACGGCTGATGCTGTAGTTCTTGAGTTGCTTGCTGAACTGGACGAACGAACGCTTGTCGGCAGAACCAGTACCGCGACCGCCTTGGACATTGTCGGCAGCGTCCTTGAGGGGCTGGTTGAGGTCCGAAGTGTTGAACGAGTTAGCAGAAGCGTTAAGCGTTCCGAGTGCGCTCCATGCGACGCCAGCAGTCGAACCAGCCGTATCGGTGGTAGGAATAGCGCGGTCGTACACAAGGGTCGTGAGTTGATAGCCCATGCCTTCAGGGAAAGCGGACTGCTTGATGAGGTCCATCCACGGTGAAGTGTGGAGGGTACGCTTGTAGATATCCTGACCGATGCGGTTAGCTTCTTCGGCAAGGATGGTGTTGATTGCACTGATACCAGTGCCAAGATCGAATGTGGACATAGTAGTTAAAGTTGGGGGTTGATAAAGGGGATTGGGGGTTGGTTTGCTTCACTTCCGACTGACCATATTAGAACCGAATTAAGGCACGGAGCGGGCCGATCAATCTTTCGTTAGGCGGTTGGTTTGTCGGGCACATAGACCCTTTATCACGAATCCTGATAGAACTGCTTAATGGCCAGAGCAACCGTCGGAATCGTACAAGCAGAAACTTACTATAAATCTAGCTTAATAGTCAATGACTATAATAAGATGTTAGCAATTTAGATTCCGCCGAACGCCCGATTGATTGCATCGACAAAACCGCCGTCTCCACCGGAAGTGGGTCGTTGGGCTTTAGCCGAAGAACCACTAGATATGGTAGGCTCTGCGGATTCGTACTCTGCCAGTTTATCGGTGAGGGCTTCGATCTCTTTGCGGAGACCGACGTACTCACGGACGATGGTCGGAAGCAATTGTGCCGACACAGCGTTGTAGGCAAAGTCAACCGGATGGATCACGGACGGATCAACGCTGGCGGCTTTACTTTGGATAGCTTTAATATCAAGACCTTCAAGAGTCTTAACAAACGGTAGTTTCTCCGTGATGCGATCCATAACGTTGCGCGTTACGTTCTCGCGGAGCTTGACTCGTTCGGCAAGTTCCTGCTTTTGGCGGGTCTCTTCTAGCAGAGCGGCTTCTTTTGCGGCTTCCTCAACGTTATCATACAGAGTACGGCGGCGCTCCAAGATAGGATTGACCTCCTCAATGATGCGGTAGATGCGGGCTTTGTCGCGGTCTGAGGCGTTTGGTAGCAGCTCAGAAAGACGCTCATCTTGGGCTTGTGGGTCGTCCAGAGCGATGATGTCGATGAGGGAGTTTCCGTCGATTTCATACTTGTCTGCGATTTGATCTGCTTGCTCCATCAACGTAGCGAGCGGCTTGGTAACGGCTTCCTGATAAGCGGAAGTCTGTTCAAGATTCGTGAACATGCGTTCATGCTCATACTCAGCGAGCTTGGCTTGGAGTTGCTCCACGTCCTTGTTCTCGACAAGAGCCGACATCTCTTGGAGTTTGGCCTCTTGCTCTTTGGAAAGCTGGCGAAGTTGTTCAAGCTCAGAGCGACTGCCCTTCAGCTCTTCTTTAAGTTGCTTGAAGCGGTTGGCGGCTTTGGGCGTCCAGTCAACTTCGTCAGTAAGTTGTTCAAGCGGGTCATCATCGACGACGGCCTCTTTGGCAACTGGTTCTGCTGGCTCGCTGTTGTCCTCTTTGGCTTCTGGCTCTGACGGCTCTGACGGCTCCGTTGGTTCGGTTACGCCGTTCTCCAGATTCTTAAATGCCGCATCGAGTGCCGCCTCAAAGGAGTTGGCTTCGTAGGCATCGGGCATTTGCTCCAGCGCGGCTTCGGCTGCTGGTGCTTCACTTACGGATTCTGTATGTGTGTCCATTCTTCAAGACTTTGTTGTTGTGTTGTCGGGAGCTTGGTTAATTTCTGGAGATCTTTTACGAAATCCCCATATCCGGCATACCAAGCAAGCCGGAGATTGTTTGTTTCGCCATTGGTTAATGTGGCGTATGATGGCGCGGCGGCGTCCTTTAGGATTGCCACCGCTGTCTGAAAGGCTTCGCTCTCCAGTACGGCGCGAAGCTCTTCGACGGCTTTGATATCGTTGAACCACCGATTCAAAGGAATCGGTACGGAGATTTTCTTTTTTAGCATATTTACTGTTCAGGTCCGGTTTGTCCCGCCATTTCCCTAAACTTGAGGGCTTCTTTGGCGTCGCGCATGGCTTGTTCCTGATCAAATTTGGCTTTTCGCAGCTGCATGTCAAGCTCTGCTTTTTGTTTTGCCATGTCCAATTTCATCTGATGTTCCTGCATCTTGAGGTCAATCGGATTCATTTGCGGCATTCCAGCGGCTCCTTCAGGACCAGCAGCAGCCATTTGTTGCTGTGCCTCAGCCTGTTCGCGCTGGATCTTCTGGAGTGCCTTCGTGGTGTTGTTGATTGCCTCCTCAGCGATCTGCATGACCTGCTTGGTCTGACCGACCAGTGATTGCAGTGAGGGGTCTCCAGCGGCGAACTGAAGCGTTTCGCCGATGTGTTGATAGAAAGCTTGCAGCATCGGCAGTGCCTGTTGTGGATCTGCTTGACCGACGTTGAGTTGCTCGATGATCTGGTTGAGAACCGGAACGTGGGTCTGCAAGTGCATGCCGTGCATCTCGTTCGGTACGACTGGAACTGGCTGACCAGCTTGGAGTTGTTGGTTCTCGAAATAGGCGATCTTGAGGTCAACGGTCGGACGCTCCTCTTGATTGGCAGGAACGTAGCGGTCGGCGAGATCGTGGCCCACGCGGGTGCTGACGATGTCTCTGGTAAGGTTGCGGCGACCGACTTCATCGAACGTGCCAGACATGGCCTGAAGCTCACGGAGGGCGACGAGACGGTTAGCGTAGGATCCATTGCCAATCGAGCGGACGGCTTTGGACTTGCTGAGATCGAGAGACTTGATGAACTCAGCTTCGACGCCACGGTCAGCGCAACGCTTGTAGAATTCCTTGATGGCTGCATCCGGCCTCTTGTTCTCTACAATGCGACGGACAACCTCTCTCATGAGACGGGTCCATGATGCATAGAACAGGTTAAGGGATGCACCAGACAGGCGTGTCGAGACATCCATGTCTGCGACGACTTGCATCTGGTTCCTGTACGGTGAACCCTGTTGCGGGCCGTATGTAGAGACTGTGTCGGTGTTGAGCTGGAGCTGGTTGGTCAGATCCTGCAACGCTGGCATGACCGCTTGCGAAAGGTTCGGGATCGCCTTCTCGACGATCTTCACGTTGGGCGACACAATGGCATACGCACCGTAGTAGGTGAACTGCAACTCATCCAGAGCGCGTTGCGTTTCCGGCTGTAGCATGACAGCGGAAG